CAGTTGATAGGTACAATTTAATAATAGTAAAAATCAGTATTAATCATGTTTTCAAATTTAAGCAAGGGAAGTGTCCTCTATGGACTTGACAATAAGGAAGGTGTAAAGCTGTTCACTGCTACCATAGACAAGGTAAGCCTTCCATACCCAAGAAATATGCAGAATACCTTTGGCCAGATGCCAGAGATGGTAGTGGATATTACAGTGAATATGGATGGTGAGAGAAGGGAATTCAAACAGGTTCCCAGCAACAATGCCATAGCAGATTTTGGCCCTAATACAGTAGTTCTCTCTGACAGCAAGGACTCACTGGTAAACTATGTGAGGTCTCTTAGGCAGACAAGCAGGAATATCATTGAGAGCTGCTCTAGACATCAGGAACTCATACCACAGTATGATAAGGTGCTTGAAGATCTTAATCCAGAGCTTGTCAATGAGAATGCAGTAAAAGAGCTAAGGCAACAGGTAGGAAGCCTTCAGAATCAGCTTGCAGAGGCTCTTGCCTTGCTTAAAGGAGGAAACAGCAAATAAATTCAGAGCTATGATGATAGTAAGACTTAGGATGTCTCCAGAGAAGAAGGAGAAAGTAACCAAGAAGATAGATAAGATGATGGATTTCCTCTATGACCTCAAGGAGTGCTTTGAGGAAAGTGAGGACTATGATGAGGATGATGAGGAGTGGGAAGATTCTTCCATAAAGAAAAGAAGTGGAAGCACCTCTATGAAGAACCGCTACTCTAGCCTTAAGGAGAGAATGAGATGATAAACTTGATGGGGGAATATCTTACTGGTATTCCCCTATCTTTAATACCTTATTTATTATGTATCACAAGACTACTGGAAGCTATGATGAAATCCCTGAAGGGATGAAGGCTTATATAAATAACTATGGTTGTCATTTCAATAAGAAACTATGTGATGAAGCAGTATCAAGGATGTACACAGAGGTTAATGGTAGGAAGCAGTATATTACCCCATATAGCAAAGATACTGTGGAAGGTATACTGAATTCCTATGATATTAAGCTTAAGAGAGGCAAGATGTATGATGCTACCTATGTAGCTAATATGTGCAAGGCAGATTTCTTGGGGAAGTCAGTGCCTACTGAGGAACATCTGGCTAAGTATGTAAGGGATGTTATTGAAGATCCTGATGCAGAAGATGGATATGTCTTCAATAGGTTCTATGCTGACTGTATGTTTATGGACAACCCTATAGATTGGGATGAAATGTTATGATTAAACAGCAGTTCGATATTGAAGAATACTGGAAGGTCATAGTTTATTATGATTTAGACTATGACCTCTTCAGTATTGTTGAGTCTGACCTAGAAGCTGCTGGAGCTAGCCTTAAGATGATAGATGGGGTATATAACTCTATGAAAGATAGTGCAAAAGCACTGACATTCAGTAACCATAGAAAACATGTGAGCATAGTGCTCTTTAATTCTCATAAGTATATAGTGGATTATATTAACTCTCTTGTCCATGAAGCTGAACATATAAAGCAGGCTATGCTTCGGGTATATAATGTTGAAGACTTTGGAGAACCACCAGCATATACGGTTGGGTATATAGCCATGAAAATGTATGAGGGCTTTCGTAAGTTATTAAGCTTATCTTAACACACTTTTTAGGTCATTGGCTGGCATGTTCCCCTACTCTACTTTTGTCTTTGGAAAGTAGATTTTATATGGAGAACATACAATTTAATAAATGTCAGACTTCTTTGAAGGAGCTAGACCTTGAATCCTACCCAAAGGAGGTACAGGAGAATTTCTGGGATTTCATAAACAATGTACCATTCATAAGATGGATGGTAAGTGCTAACAGGCCTATGGTATCAGACCTTCCAAGGGATGACATGGGAAGGGCTATCATTGATATTACCAAACCTCCAATCCTTGAGAACACAGAGTTCTTCAGACAAACAGCCAAAGCTTGGGAAGAGACAGGCAAGTATACACCTCTAAGACCTAATGTAAATCCTCAAAGTGACTTTGGAAGATGGCTTACTGAAGAGAAGAGAAGAGGTTGGGAAGGACTTATAGATCCCTCTACAGGCATGTGGGTGACTGGTGACTACTATTGGATGCTTAACTATTGCCCAATGCACTTGGTTGTCAGAAGGTCTGATGGCTTGGACATGCGTACTACTAGGCATCCAAGATTCTGGGATGGACAATTCTTTGTTACACATTACCTACTCCAAAGCAGAATGAACAAGCACCACTCAGCATATCTTGCTTCCAGAGGTCGTGGTAAAACCTCATTAGGTGCTGGTATGCTTGCTAAGAGATTCATCATTGGAGAAACTTCAGAGAATAAGCAGGAAGTACAATGTATGGTTACTGCAGCTGATAGAACTAAGCTTATAGGTACTAACCAGATACTTGATGTATTTATTGACTACATAGACTTCTGCGCAAAGAATACTCAGTTTGACTCAAGGAGAAGCAAGAGCAGTATACAAGAACTCATGTGGGAAATGGGTTATAAGAAGACTGGCTCTGATGTCATCTTTGGAAGCAAGAATTCTGTATCAGGCATTATTTCTGGTGTAAATCAAGATAAGCTTAATGGTTCCCGTGGTGTGCTCTACTTAGTTGAAGAGGCTGGTATCTTCAAGGACTTAAGAGAAATGTATAACATGATTAGACCTTCTGTTGAACATGGCTCTTCTGTATTTGGGCAGATAGCAGCTTATGGAACTGCAGGTAATGACCAATCAGATTTTACAGCCTTTGCAGAGATGTTCTATTCTCCAGATGGATATAACCTTAACCCTTTGGATAATGTGTTTGATAAAGAAGGTCAAGGCAGGCAGAAGTGCTGTATGTTCTATCCAGCGTATCTTAACTATGATGACTCATGCATGGATGAGAATGGCAATTCTGATGTCACTAAGGCTCTTCTGAAAATATGCTATGACAGATACAAGGTAAAGTATGGCTCAAGTGATATTAATACTATTACACGAAGAATCTCCCAGTATCCTATTACTCCTCAAGAGGCAATTATAAGAAGCCAAGGCAACATGTTCCCTGTAACTGAGCTTAATGAAAGGCTTAATCAGCTAGACAACAATCCTACAGAGTATGATGATGTGTATGTAGGTGAATTGGTTACAAAGGATGGAGGTGTAGAGTTCACTCCTACTGTTGATACTCCTATTAGGGATTTCCCTACTAAGAACAATAAGGTAAAAGGGGCTTTGGAGATATTTGAGATGCCTCAGAAGAATTCTGATGGAAAGATACCTGCTGAAAGATACATTTCTGGCATCGACCCTTATGATAGTGACGAAGCAGAAACAATGTCACTTGGCTCTATTTTCATGCTTGATACTTGGACAGATAAAATAGTTGCAGAGTATACTGGTAGACCTATGTTTGCAGATGACTTCTATGAGATATGCAAGAAGCTATGCATCTTCTACAATGCAAGAGCAATGTTTGAGCAGAATCTTAAAGGCATCTTTGGATACTTCAGTAAATGTAACTGCACTCATTTATTAGCTCCTACACCAGAATATCTTAAGGAAAAACAACTTATTACATCCATAGGCTATGGTAATAAGGCTGTGGGCATCCATGCTACTGTGCCTATCATTAAATATGGATTCAGGCTTATAAGGGATTGGCTGCTTTCCCCAACCACAAGAATTGAAAAAGATAGTGAGGGTAATGATATTGAAGTGACTGTACCTAACCTATACAATATTAGGAATAGGGCACTTCTAAAGGAGCTTATACTTTGGAATCCTCAGATAAATGTCGATAGAGTTATGGCCCTTGCACAGTTAATGCTCTATAGGGAAGAGAAGATGATTCTCTATCAGGGGGATATGAGAAGGCAGGAGCAGAAGCCTACAGGAATAAATACTGATGCTTACTGGGAAAAGAACTATCCTGGCAAGAATGGTAGAGAAAGGGCAGTAAATTATGCGGACTCATCACTCTATATAACTGATTTTTCTAAGTTAATCTATTAACTCTTTTTAATGACTATTTTAACAATCTGCTGAAAACGCTGTAATAGCATACTTTTGTGGCAGAAGAATGGAAATTTAAAGAGAAGTTAATATGGGAGATGAAATGAATTTTGACAACATCCTTGGGGAACAGGAGATTGAAACCTTGTTTATGGACCCAGAAGATGTTAGTGGAGAAAAAGAGGCTACTCATGAGGAGAAGCCTTCAGAGGAAATAGATGATAACAACATTACTGAGGCTGTGGACCCAGAGACTTTGTTTGAAGATGCACAGCCAGAGAGCGTAGGTAATGGAAAGAATAAAGAAGATAAGGCAGAGGAAGATGCTATCCCTGAAGAGGATAATGGCACTTCTCCAAAACAAAACTTCTACTCTTCCATTGCCAATGCCTTGGCAGTGGATGGTATCTTCCCAAACCTTGATGAAGAGACTGTTAAGAAGGCAGATACTGCAGAAGCATTCAGTGACCTGATTGAAGCTGAGGTAAATGCCAGATTTGACGACAAGCAGAGCAGGATTCTCAAAGCTCTTGACAATGGTGTAGAGCCTTCTGACATCAGGAAGTATGAGAACACTCTCAACTACATCTCATCTATTACAGATGCAATGATGGCAGAGGAGAGTGAGAAAGGTGAGAACCTTAGAAGGAACATAATCTTCCAAGATTTCCTCAATAAGGGCTACTCACAGGAGAAAGCACAGAAGTTCACTCAAAGGACTATTGATGCTGGCACTGATGTAGAAGATGCAAAGGAAGCATTGCAGAGCAATAGGGAATTCTTTCAGAATGAGTACAACAGACTGCTTCAGGAAGCTCAGGAGAAAGCTGATGAAGAGAAGGCAGAAAGAAAGAAGCAGGCTGACAAGCTTAAAGATTCACTTCTGAAGGATAAGCAGCTCTTTGGAGACATGGACTTAAGCAATGATGTTCGTAAGAAAGCTTATGAGAATATTGCCAAGCCAGTCTACAAGGACCCAGAAACTGGAGAATACCTTACTGCACTTCAAAAGTATGAGATGGAACACAGGAGTGATTTCCTCAAATACACAGGTCTCTTATTCACACTTACCAATGGTTTCAAGGACTTTGAGTCATTTACCAAAGGTAAGGTTAAGAAGGAAATAAAGAAAGGTCTTAGGGAGTTAGAGCAGACCCTCAGTAATTCAAAGACTTCCAGTGGAAATCTCAACATGGTTACTGGTGTAAGAGATGATCCTGAATCATTTATAGGCAAGGGTTTAAAACTTGACTTCTAAGACATCCAACAATAGAGTATTTTTTAATGTTTAAATTTTTAGTTGAATGGCTGGAAAATTAGGTAAATTTCAGATGCAGACCTTCAACCATTGGATGGGTACTTCAAAGTTGAACCATCTGGGAGCAATCTTCCAGATGCAACCTCAGAAGGCTACCAACATGATGGTTCAGCTGCTTGCATGGTACAGGGGTAAGACTCTTGATACCTTCTTATCAAAGTTCCCTACAAAGGAGTTTGACTCAGATGATGAATACACATGGGATATCATCGGCAGTTCAAAGAGGAATATTCCTCTGGTAGAGGCAAGGGATGCAGATGGCAATGTAGTTGATGCAGATTATGCTAACAACTTAGGTGTCAATGGTGAGTACTTCTACTTGGTATTCCCTGAGAATTGGTGGGCAGATGGTGAGGTTATCGTTGGAGAACTCAATGAAATCTATCCTGTAAGAATCATTGGTGATGGCAGGAATGAAGGTACTAACACTGTTTACCGTGTTGAGATGTATGGTGGTGTTGTTACTGGTATGCCTGTTGAGGAGCTGTTGCCTGGTAAGAGGTTCTCTGTAGAGTATGCTCCTGTAGCAAGGGAACTGTCTCGTAAGGTTGGTGACATCAGGTTTGCTTCTCCAGTAAGCATGCGTAATGAATTCACTACTATCAGGATTCAGCACAAGGTTTCTGGTGCTATGCTTAACCGCAAGGTTGCCTTTGGTATTCCTGTAGCAAGGGAGACTCAGGGTCGCTATGTGAAGGATACTGTAAACATGTGGATGCATGAGGTACAGTGGGAGTTGGAGCAGCAGTGGAATGACTACAAGAACAATGTACTGGCTTATGGTAGAAGCACTCGCAACAGGAATGGTGAATACCTGAACTTTGATAAGAGTGGTGAGGTTATCAGGGCTGGTGCTGGTCTGTTTGAGCAGATGGAAGTAAGCAACACCATGACTTACAACACCTTCTCTCTGAAGTTGATTGAGGATGCTCTGTATGAGTTGTCAGCTGCTAAGCTGGGCATGAATGAGCGTACCTTCATCATCAGGACTGGTGAGCGTGGTGCTATCCAGTTCCACAAGGCAGTTCTTGACACTGTAAGCGGCTGGTCAGCATTCCAGATTAATGGTGATCAGGTTGGCATGGTTAAGAAGACTAACTCTCCACTCCATGAGAATGCACTCTCTGCAGGCTTCCAGTTTGTAGAGTTCTTGGCTCCTAATGGTGTGAAGGTTAAGGTTGAGGTAGACCCATTCTATGATGATCCTGTTCGCAATAAGCTGATGCATCCAATGGGTGGTCCAGCTTATTCTTATAGGTATGACATCTTTGATATTGGTACTATGGATCAGCCTAACATCTTCAAGTGTGCTGTTAAGGGTCAGAATGGTGACTTCACTTCTTATGAGTGGGGCTTGAGGAATCCTTACACTGGTCAGATGGGTAATCCTTATGCATCACATGATGAGGATAGTGCAACCATCCACAAGATGACCACTACTGGTATCTGTGTTCTTGATCCAACAAGGACAATGAGCTTGATTCCTGCCTTGATTGCAGGCTAAACAATAACAGGCAAAGGGAGGAGTAGAAGAGCTTCTCCCTTAGCCTTTTTTAATTATAGGAGAAGATAAAATGGCTAGAGGTAAAAGAGTAGAAGAAGAAGAACAGAATCTGCAGGGTATAATCATTGACGATACTATAGAAGAGATGCCAATGCAGGTAATTGAGAAGAATGTAAAGGAGACAGATGAAAAGGAGCCTAAGAGTGAGTCTAAGAAAGACTATGGTGAACCTATCAGCTGTCTTAGGAATGAAAGAGTAATTGTAAGGTTTGTTCCAAGACCTTCATCTATGGTACAGAATACAAAGCATTTGCTGTATGGTAGAATGGCAGAGAATGCCACAAGAAGCTTTGTAGTGCCAAGGATTGCATCAACAGGTCTTTATAAGAACGTCCTTACCAATAATGAGAAGGCATTTCTTGAAAAGGCTATGGGCCTTGAATACAATGCCTTGAACATCTATAGAAAACATGATAACTTCTGGGATGACAGTAATCCTAATGGTATAGGTAGAGTTATCCTTCATAAGCAGGATAACTATCTTGACTTGAGCATTCCAGAAGATTACATTAAATATAAGATACTGCTTGCCAATAGCAATGAGATAGCACCATCCCTGCAGGCTCTTGAAGATAGACCAAAGGCAACCTATCAGTTTGTCATTATCTCAGAGAATGCACAGGCTCAGTCAAATCTCAGCAAGATGGATGCTACCAAGAAGTGCTACATGGAGTATGGTAAGATTGAGGATGATGTGGATACATTAAGGGTAGTCATTGAGCTTCTTGAGGGAAGGCCACTTGCTCCAAGGACTAAGCTTGACTTCCTGCAGGGCAAGGTGAATGATTATATTCAGAAGGATCCAAGAAGATTCCTCACCACAGTCAAGGATGAGCTTTTGCCTACAAAGGTTCTTATCAAAAGGTGTGTGGAAGCTGGTCTTATTGGTAAGAAGAATGATGCTTACTACCTCAGAAGTGACAATGCTCCACTCTGTGAGATTGGTGAAGACAGTACCCTTAACAATGCTGCCAAGTATATCAGCAGTGTCAAGCGTCAGGAGCTTAAATATTCTCTTGAGGCTAAGTTGAAGAACAATTAATATTAGGTAACTATGAATGCAGAAGAATGGGATGTACAATTTGATGTGCTTTATAACAACATAACATCTAATCAGGCTCCTGGGCTCAATACCCATGAGAAGAGTCTGTTTGCTACAAAGGCTCAGGATGAGTACCTGAAGAATCTCTTCAATCCGAAGAGCAATAAGCTTCAGGAAGGCTTTGACGGTAGTCCAAAGAGGCAGATGGACTTTTCAACCATTACCAAGGTAAATAAGGTAACTACCTTTGGTAATGCCCTCTTTGACCCAAGAACAAATTCCAAGAGTGCTGCATTCCCAGATAATGTATGGCTTATAATCCATGAAAGGGTTGAGGTTAGCAGAGATGGTATATCAGTACCACTTACTGTCATCCCCATCTCCTTTGATGAATATGATAGACTTATGTCTAAGCCATTCAAGAGACCTCTGAAGTATCAGGCATGGAGACTCATCAATAATGACGGAGGTAATAAGTCAGACTTGATAGTTGGTCCTAATGACATCATCTCAGCCTATACTCTGAGGTATCTCAGGAAGCCAAAGCCAATCATCTTAGGCCCCCTTGATGGTCTGACCATTGATGGCTACTGCTTTACTGGTGATGGTGTTACTGGTGCTCAAGAGACAGCAGGATGTGAGCTTGATCCTATGATACACGAGGAGATACTCCAGAGAGCTGTAGAGCTTGCAAAGATAGCTTGGACTGCTACTGGTCAGGATAATGTGAATGCTGTTATTGAGGCAGGACAGAGGAGTGAATAACTAAAAGTATTTAGCCATGAACCTTGAACAATTCAGTAATGCTTTTGATACACAGGTCAACTCCTATGCCTTCAGCCCTCAGTATGGGGATGAAGCCACCAAGCAGACATTGGCCTTTGATGAGTATGAGAAGTCCCTTTGGCTCTCAAATGCACAGGAGCAGCTTGTAGTTTCACTCTATAACGGAAGGAACAACATTGCAGGTAGCTTTGAGGAAACAGAGGAAATGAGAAGATACCTTGCCAACCTTGTTGAGGAAGCAAGGATATTTCCAATAGAGAACTCTGTTGGTACTCCAATAGGCATGGAAAGCACATCTACTTTCTTCACTCTGCCAGATGATCTGTGGTTCATTACTTATGAAGCCATAGACATTGACGGATGGAAGTGTGGTGGAACAAAGTCCATTGAGGTAGTTCCTGCTACTCAAGATGAATACCATAGGCTTAAGAAGAATCCTTTCAGAGGGCCTAATGACAGAAGAGCACTAAGGCTCGACCTTTCAGAAGGTGTCATAGAAATAGTAAGTAAGTACACTGTGCTTGACTACTATGTAAGATACCTTAAGAAGATAAAGCCTATCGTACTGATAGACCTGCCAGACGGATTGAGTATTAACGGAGAGACTGTAGCTACTGAATGTGAGCTTCATGAATCACTCCATCAGAAGATACTTGACCTTGCTGTAGGACTTGCAGTTCAAAGCAAAGGATATAACAGACTTAGTAATAATAGTGATAATTAATCCCCTATGAGGTAGCCATACTCATAGGATATGTTTAACTTAAATTTGATTTTAATATGGCAGTTTTCAACACAAATCAGGTTAGGCAGTTTTATGTAGCCTCTGCCTACAACGCAACTGTAACTGACGCTTCAAATGTTGGTACTATTGGCCTCAAAACCATTGATGAGGGTGCAACCAAGGAGCTGTACTTCCTTTATAAAGGTACTGACACAGTATTGAAGAGTGACAGGATTCAGTTGAAGAATTTTGATTATGCAAAGATTATCAGTGCTTCTGCAATGGTAATGCCACTCAAGAGTGTAAAGGTAGCTTTGGACACTGAGGTTAACCAGGGCAAGGTAGTTCCAGGTCAGGACTATGTGTTGCGCATTAACTTCAAGCAGTTCTATGGCATGGGTGAAGAGGACCAGTATTTCAAGGATGCTGCTGTACATGCAACTTCTGCTATGGTATCCACTCCTAAGAAGTTCTACGATGCACTGGCTGAAGCATTGAACTTGGCTTTTGCACGTGAGGTTGGTGCTACTAAGACCTCTAATCCTTATCTGTCATTTACTTCTGCAGCTACTGGCTTGACTATTACTGAGAAGGAGCAGCCTTGGACAAGGGGCATTGGTGCTCTTGAGAGGGTTAACTTTGAGGTATTCCCAACTACTGTATTTGTAGATGGTGAGGATGTTATCTGGGGTACTGTGGAAGACTTGACTCCTGCTAAGTATGTGGAAGACACAGATTCTTCTTCAAGCACCTACCAGGAAATGATTCCTAATCCTGCTGTTGTAGTAGGAACCAATGCTATTGGCAATGGTAAGATTATTGCTGATATGGAGTGGTTCTACCTTGGTGAGAGGGGTGATCAGTACAGGATGATGGGTTATCCAAACTACATTCCTACTGAGTACTTGGTTAATCCTGCTACCCAATATGATGTACTGGAGTTGCACTTTGGCTTCACAGATACTGGTGTGAATAGCTATCGCACTGAGAAGGATATTACCATTGTAGCTCCTACAGGCACTGTACTGTCAGACATCAAGACTCAGCTGACTGCTGCTGGTGTAAGTGTTCTGGAAGTTCCTGCTTAGTAATCTTTGGCACTAAATCTCAATAAAAGGAGTGGGGAGAAATCTCCATTCCTTTTTGTTTTTATAAGCAAGTTTCTTAAAGGAACAAAAGGTTTTCCTAATATCCTTCAGTAAGGACTTCAAAACCTTTACCTTTGAATAATAATAAGTATATAGACTATGTTAGTAAAGGAAATAATCTATGCTTGTCTAGACCTTGCTAAGGCAGCTACTAGTGATGATTCATTTCTCAATGAGTCACATGTGTTATTTCTTCTGAAGAAATACAGAAGCCTGCTCATCAAGAAAGAGCAAGAGAAGAACAAGATACTCTCTGACCTTCCAGAGGACAATGAGTACACTCAGCAGATATGCCTTGACCTTGAGGAAGTAGAGCCTATGGAAGGACAACCCTGTACCTCCAGGTTTTATTCTAGGTCAGTGCAGGAAATACCTAAGATGATTGATGGATTCACTCCAAGGATATATCCAATCAACTACTATCAAGGCATTAATATCTGCTTCATCTCAAGAGACAGAATGAGATATGTAGGTACTAACAAGTATCTGGAGAACATCATTTTCTGTTCACTCAATCCTGATGGGCACTTGTACTTCACCAGTGATAATCCTCAGTTCACTAATCTTGAGAAGATTAGGCTTACTGGTGTATTTGATGACTTTGAGGAAGCTCTTAAGTATCTCTGTGATGATGACTCCTGTTATCCTGCATGTGATATTATGGAAGCAGAATTTCCTATAAAGTATCATCTTGTACCTACTATGGTAGAGATGACTGTGAAGGAACTTGTAGGTAGTGCTTATCGTCCGAAGGATTCTGTAAATGATGCAGCCGATAACTTGGCAGAACTTGCTACATTCCTCAGAAACAATGTTAAGTCAGCACTTCAGAAGCAAATTGAAGGATAATGGATTATAAGGAATTCAATACCAAGGTAAGAAGAGCTGGCTCACATAGTAAGGCAAAGGTGAATAACTCTTGGGGTGTCTATGATTCATATAAGCACATTAGGAAGAATGGCTGGTATGACATAGGAAGGCCTCTGAAGGAACATGAGTTCTATACAATAGTAAGGAGTGTAAATAACTATCTTGCAGACGAGGTAGCCAATGGAAACACAATTACTTTCCCCTTAAGGATGGGTAAGCTTGAACTAAGAAAAATGAAAAGGGGTGCAAGCATTGTAGATGGAAAACTTAAGATAAACTACCCAATCAACTGGAGTGAGACTCTTAAGCTGTGGTATGAAGATGCAGAGGCAATGAAGAACAAGACACTTCTGAGGGAAGAGACTAAGTATGTATATCATATAAAGTATTGTAGGCATGATGCAACCTTTGAGAACAAGACATTCTATGAGTTTGCACTTAATAGGTTCATCAAGAGGGCACTTAAAGAAAATATAAAGGAAGGAAAAACAGATACACTATGGTAACAGAATATCAATATACTAGTATAAGGAGGGTTCTAGACAATATACTTGATCATCCACTCCTGAAAAATGTCAACCTTGAACAGGCTGTAAGGTATACCATAAGGTTCATAGCCTTGCATGGGTATGCTAAGATGTACAAGGATAAACTAGCAGATGTGCCTATACATGACTTTAGGGGACTTCTGCCATGTGACCTTATAAGCATCATACAAGTGAAGGACTTAAGGTCTGGTATATGCCTTAGGCACATGACTGATAATTTCATACCAGCACATGTATCAGACCAACTTAAAAATAAGGGAGTATTACCTCCCCCTCCCCCACACTCCCCCGACCTTATGAACAACAATAGACACCTTAGAAGGCCAGAGTATCCAGAGGACTTAGACTTTATCTCTCCTCCAAAGCATCCTTGGGACTGGTATATTCCTCATCAGTGGAGATATGGTGAGGAACCTGCATTCAAGACACAGGGAAGGTGCCTATTCACTAACTTTCCAGAAGGGGTAGTAGGTGTTGAATATAAGTCCATTCCAGTGGATGAAGAGGGTTTCCCACTCTTGATAGACAATGAGGTGTATCTTGGGGCTCTTGAGGCATATATCAAGAAGCAGGTATTCACAGTAAAGTTTGATACTGGTCAGCTTTCAGCAGGGGTTTTGCAGAATGCTAAGCAGGAATATGCTGTACTTGCTAAAGAGCTGCAGAGTGAGTTCCAGATGCCTTCGATAAGTGAAATGGAGGCTATTACTCGCTATAATACTTCACTCATTCCAAGAATGCGCGAATTTGATAATGGGTTTAAAAACTTGGGAGATAGAGAATATTTAAGAAAGCACTAAATCATGGGAAAGAAAGTAACAGCTTGGAAAACTAAAGGAATGAACAGGGACTTATCAGTTTCTGCATTCAATCCAGAGTTTACATTTGAGAATGTGAACCTAAGGCTCTCTACCAATGAGAACAATACCATGATGAGTTGGGTGAATGAGAAGGGACCTGCAGCTATAAACATCATACAAGATGGCACTGAAGATATAGCACTTGTACTTCAGGGCACTCCTATTGGCACTGCTGTACTTAATCATCAGTTGATTATATTCACTACAAGCTCTAACCAAGAGCCTGATTATATCTATCTGCTGTGGTATAGTGATACTTCAAAGACTTCAATGAAAGGCAAAAAGCTGTTTAGTGGGCATCTTAACTTCAGCGTAGAGCATCCTCTGGAGACTCTTGTATACTATGAAGCAGAGCATATTCAGAAAGTCTATTGGACTGATGGAGTTAATCAACCAAGGCTTATAAACATAGCCAATGCTGAGCAGCTTGCAAAGTGGGATGCTACTACACAGGTAGAGGATTTCTTCTTTGACTTTGTGCCTTCTTATGCAATGACAGACAGTGCTACTGTCGAGAAGAACAATAGTTCAAGTGGTCTTTTTGCACCAGGTGTAATACAGTATTGTTATACCTATGTTAATAAGTATGGGCAGCAGAGCAATATCATCTGGTGTTCTACATTATACTATCTTTCTCATAGTGAAAGAGGGGCAAGTCCAGAAGATAAGGTGACTAACAGCTTTACCATTACAATTAATTCTGCTGATACTAACTTTGACTATGTAAGGCTATATGCTATTCAAAGGACTTCCTTAAATCTTGATGCCTTTGTAAGAAGAGTGGTTGATATTCCAATAACAGGCGGTCAGCTTATTTATACAGACAATGGTACAACTGGTAATACTGTAGACCCTTATGAGCTTCTGTATATTGGGGGTAAGGAAATCACTGCCTATACTATGGCAGATAAGGATAACACCTTATTCATGGGTAATATTACTCAGCCTAATTTTTCTGTTACCAAGATTCAGGAATACTTTGACACTCAAAGAAGCTATTATGAAGGCAATAACGGCATTGTGTATAGCAATACTGATACTGCCAAGCAGATTGTGCTTGATCATTCCTACAGTATCTATACTAACACTAACATGCTCAATAAGAGCCTTAGGGAAATATCAACTTTCAAGGGTGGCGAGAAGTATAGATTTGGTTTTCAACTTCAGAAGAGAACTGGAGAATGGTCTGAGCCTATTTTCCTCGGAGATAAGGAGAATGAACTCTACCCAAGGACAAATGTCTATAGTGACACTATAAATCTTGTAGATGCCAGTGCATCTATTAATTTCGCAGCTATAGATACATATCTAAAGAATCATGGGGAAACTAAAGGATTTGACTATTCCATCTACAAGAGAATAAGGCCAGTCATAGTCTATCCAAATATTGCAGACAGACAAGTACTCTGTCAGGGAGTACTCAATCCTACTGTATTCAATGTAATGGACAGGTGTGACAACTCTCCATTTGCTCAGTCTTCTTGGTTCTTCAGACCTTTTATGGCTAGTACAGAGATGCCTGTAGTTTATGAAGATACTTCTGAGTATACAGAAATTACTACCTTTGCGTATGATCCAGATGCTCCAATAGAACCTATTCCTTTTACTGGATTTGAGTATCCAACAACTAAAAAGTATGTAATGATAGTACAGTTTACCGATCCTACTAAGATTGATACTATTCTTACAAGAGGTTCTCTTAAGATGAAACAAGAAAGAACATCACAATATGGGGCAAGCAGTTCTAGGACAAGAATTACTTATATATACTATGACTTTGGTGCAATAGACCTTGGGAGTGATAATAAGTACGCATTGTTTAGGAATGATGAGTGGCAGCGTGAGGGCAGTAGTACAGAAGGAAGCACAACTACCTCATGGGAATGGGATGAAGGAGTGGTTAAGGTAGCATTAGATGATACTGCTGCAAACAAACCACTGATTAGCTATTTGTATACAGGACTCCAGCATAATGAGAATACTAAGAACTTGTATTACTATGTTCAGGAAGATGGCTCTAGTATGACTGATGTTTCATTTTGGTTCCATGATAATGTTACAGGGTATGTTGTAAAGCTGTCTAGTATAGATCAAATGGCTCAAGACTATAATATAAACACAAGTAATATATCTGGAGACTGGCTTAGATACAAGCACTATGATTCTATTTATAGTTCTCAAGAGGCCCAACAGGATACTGACTTAACTAGAATGGTAGAGATACAAGGTTCTGTTGGAACAAACATCTCACCTATATATAAGTATGTACAGGGGAACATAGGAGATCCTAACAGAACAGGAGCTGCAAGAAGAGGAGGAAGAATTGGAGTTGATATTGAATCCCCTTCAAATACCCAGTTCTATGTGGACCAAAGTATAGTAACTTTTCATTCTCCTGACTTGGATTTTGATACTGATGTTCAGACCTATGGAACAGACAACCTTAAACTGAAAATTATCGGTGCTGTGCCTATCACTGCAAGTGTTTCTGCACATAGCATAACAACCTCATCAGCTATGCTGGAAACTCTACACAATAATTCAACAGATAGTAGTCTTTTCCAATATGGCTCTGGTGAAAATAACTCAACAGTAATACATGAGAATGTCGATATTTTTGGAGGGAAAAGACTCGTTGCTGACTTTCTTTGGAACGATGTGTTTGTACAGAAGAAAACTGATAAAGACTTAGATGCTAATGACCAAGTGGAAACTAAGGGTGCAATATATGACTTCCCTGTTTATCCTTGGCATAGGAGTGGTTCATTGAACAATGACATGAGACCTGCAGAATATGCATCATCACTTCTTAAGACAAAGAAAGAATCTACTATGCTGTATTCTATCAATACAGAGTATTTTCATGAGCATGGTAATCTTAGTAATATAAACCTAGATGCTGTTGAATGCCAGATTCATCTGCAGGAGAATGACTATGTACATAATATGAGATTACCTAGGCAGAAAGAGACTTCTTCTGAAATCAACTACTATCCAAACATAGATAAGGTACTCTACAATAAAGATGGATATAGGATATTTACACTTACTGACTCAGAAGGAGAAAACTCCTCAGACTCCACAGCAGAAGAAAGAACTAGACAGAGGGCTGGGGGAAGAGTTATATCAAAGAGCTCTGATACACAAGAAAAGGTTACAAGTCCTATACTGATGAAATATAAATCTGGTACTCACGCTGTACTGGCTTTAGGTTTGAATGATAACAATGACATAAAATTGTTGCCTTATGGAATCTGGGGGAATATACATGTGGGGCAATATGAAAATCCTGTAGATGACTCAAATGCCTATGAGTCTTTTTGGGGGGATACCAAGATGACATTCTACCACACAGGAGTAAATATGTCAAACTTGTTTAAGCATAACAATACTCCTATAGCCCACAACTTCCTTTGGATTGGTGAGCTTTATAAGGAGCCTATTAATCAGTTTGGTGGTAATACATTAGATGCACTGATGCACAATAACTGGTTGGTAGCTGGCCCTACAATGAATATTGATGGTGTTAGCAGTATTACTCTGAAGTGGACTGATGGTGATACATACTATCAGAGGTACGACTGTCTTAAGACCTATGCATTTACACCAGAAGACACCAACCAGCTTGTAGAGATACTTTCTTTCATGTGTGAAACTCATGTGAACATAGACGGTAGGTATGACAGAAACAGAGGACAGGTAGATAATACCAACATGTCTCCAGTGAACTTCAATTTGCTTAATCCAGTATACTCTCAGAAGGATAACTTCTTTACTTCAAAGAAGGTGGAGGATGGTGGTCTTACAGAACATGTATATCCAAACCAATATTACTATTCTCAAACTAAGATTCCTGGAGCTGATGTAGATGAATATACTCATGTAACCTTAGCTTCTACAGACTATCTTGATGGTGACAAGGGCTCTATCAATGCCATAAGAAGGCTTAATAATCAGCTCATAGCATTCCAAGATACAGGTATATCTCAGATACTCTATAATGAGAATGTACAGATATCCTCTACTGAAGGAGTGCCTATTGAGATAGCCAACTCTGGCAAGGTACAGGGTAAGAGGTATTTCTCTGATACTATAGGATGCTCAAACAAGTGGGCAATAGCTACTGCTCCAACAGGCTTGTACTTTATGGACTCAAAAGACAAGAGTATATACCTCTTCAACGGACAGCTTCAGAACCTCTCACTTCAGGGAGGATTTAATGTATGGTCTAAGCAGAATATTCCATCATCAGACTTCAAGTGGAATCCTGTGGACTATGATAACTTCACTGCTTACTATGATAAGCTTAATCAGGATATTCTATTTACCAATAAGAATACAAGCTTAGCTTTCTCGGAAAGGATGAATGCATTTACATCATTCTATGACTATGGGAGTACGCCTTACTTTAATAACCTTGATGATACAGGCGTTTGGGTAAGGGCTGATGGTTCCCTATGGAAGCATAATGCAGGGGAATACTGTAACTTCTTTGGTGTAAACAAGCCATTCTCCATGACTCTCGTGGGTAATCCAGAGCCTACTACCGACAAGATATTTACTAATCTTGAGTTTAGGGCAACTATAGATGGTGAGGGTACTGAAACTGATAATAAGTTCACTCCTACCCTTCCATTTGACTACTTGGAAGCATGGGATGAATATCAGCATGGTAAGGCTATACTCAGTCACATGACTGGTCATAAGTCAGTATTACACCATACTTCTGATGGACTTGCTGCTATCAAGAGGAAGTTCAGGATGTGGGCATGTGATATTCCAAGGGATAATGCTCCTTTAGCATCTGATGCTGGTATGAATATCAAGAGGTTCAAGGTAAGACCTATGGACAGAATGAGAAATCCTTGGGTATATCTGAAACTTCAGAAGAATGCTGCTGAAAGTGGATCTTATCAGCATAGGACTGAAGTACATGATATGACCATGATATACTTCTCATAGACTTGCAAAACTCCATATATATTTAAGGTAGGGAAATCTTAGTGGTTTCCTTACCTTTTTTTATTATATAGCTAAGAAAATTGTACTGCACAACCTAAAAGGTTATTTTTGTGAATAAATATATTCTTATGAAGAAGAAAGACAAGTTATATACTGTGAACAAGTGGAATAAGAACTTATTTGCAGGTGGTGGTAGTGCTGCTAGATGGGACAGACTGGCATCTGCTGCCTATGGTGCAAAGTATGGAGATACTGGGTATACTGTTGAAGATTATATGAATAGTACTGGAAATAATTGGTTTGGAATTTCAAAAGCAGACAATCCATTCAGTAAAGGCAATATAGGTGGAACATTATCTACAGCAGCTACTGCCATATCTCCATTTGCTACAAGTCTTATCAGTAATGGCTATTCTACTGGTGGCATTGGAGAAGGTGTTTCTAGTATTGGAAATACCATAGGCAGTGGTATTGGGGGTCCTATTGGTGCTGCTGTATCTTTAGGCTCTGGTTTACTTGGTGGTTTAATCAATGCTGGATGGGGTATCAAGGAGAATAAACCTAATATAGCTAGTATTAAGAACAATACGGGGTTGGCAAGAACTACAGGCAATGAGCTTGCTTCTTCTACAACTACTGGCAGTCTTATAGATGCTTCAAGTAATATGGCTTCTTCTTCTGACTTTGGTACTAAAGACCTTTATAAGGGTGGTTGGTTTGCCAAAGATAAAGCACGAAAGAAAGGCCAAAAGCTTATCAATCAAGAGAATGCAGCACTTGCTTATCAAGGACAGGGCTTGATGTTAGGTGCAAATAATGTAGATTCTATTCAGAATTCAAATGTTATGTCTAACTTTGCAGCGTATGGAGGTTTACTTGACTCTTTAAGCAGTGATAATATGGGTGCAACCAACTACTCTCTGATGTCTGATTATCTGCTCACTAAGCAGAAGCAGTCAGAGAATAAAAATAAACTTGATGGTGTAGCATCTATACCTAACGTATTTGCAGATGGTGGTATAGAGATTAAACACCCAGGCAGGCTTACAGCTCTTAAGAAGAGAACTGGTAAGACTGAAGCAGAACTTTGGGCAGAAGGCAGACCTGAAGTAAGAAAAATGATCACTTTTGCACGTAATGCTCGCAAATGGTCCAAGGCTTATGGTGGTCTTTTAGATACTACTGATAAGCTCTTCCCTCAAGGTGGACCTCTCAGTAGATATGTAGGTACAAACACTAAGTCTGGTATTGAGCAAATCAAAGACCTTTATGATAGCTATCATAAGGGAGGTACCTATGGTGGTGGAAGAGGTATTGGTGGTGGTGCTGGTACAAAGAATTGGGATTTACCAGAATATGAAACTACTGTAACCAATGATACTATTTGGGTTCCCGTAGAGAGAAATTTTAATGACGCTTTTAGAGAAGCTGCAAGAAAAGGTCTTACAGAATTTAAATTTAATGGAGTTACTCATCCTGTGGAATATGCTAATAAAAAAGGTTGGGAAGAAGCTGGTAATGCTAGAAAGGAAATTACTTTTGTTCCTGTAGTTACTGAAAAGAAACATACTGAAAGAAAGAAATCTGCAGGTGGCCCACTTAATGTACTATGTGGTGGAGGTAAAATGTTTGCCTTGGGTGGTGACTATCAGACAAATGGAACTGATTGGACCAACGGTTTAGTAACTATCGGGGCTGGCGGCACACATGAGGAAAATCCTAACGATGGAATTCAAGTAGGTGTTGATAATCAAGGTATTCCAAACCTTGTTGAGGAAGGTGAGGTTATCTACAATGACTATGTATATTCTGCTAGAATAGAAGCTGATGATGAAACTAAGCAAGCATTCCACATTTCAAAGAAGAGAGCAATTACCTATGCAGACCTTGCAAAGAAACTGGAGAAGGAATCTTTGGAAAGACCTAATGATCCTATATCAAAGGCTGCACTTAAAGTACAGATGGAAAACCTTGCTAATCAGCAGGAAAGACAGAAGGCTGAGATGCAGGCAGAAGAAGCAAGGAGGGCATTTGAAGCATTAAGTCCTGAAGAGCAAGTTGCAGTAATGCAAGAAGCACAAGCTCAGGAACAAGCAACACAGGAAGCTGCTATTGAGGAACATGCTATGGCTGAACAGCAAGCTATGAATCAACAAGTACCTCCAGAGATGATGGGGCAAGTTCCTGCTGAAGAAGTACCTCAAGAGCAAGTACTTCCACAAGACGCTAATATGCAAATGACACAAGAGCCTGTAGTAGCTGCTAATGGAGGTAAGCTTGTCAACAAGTTTGATGGCACTCAAGATGGTACAAGCCAGATGGTAAATGCAGGTACGTGGAAAACTGGAGACACTGCATCTAATTGGCATGTATACGTTAGACAAGGATTGATGGATTATCTTGAGGATGTAGCTAAGAGAGTTGAAGCAGCTCCTAACTTAAAAGAGAAAGATGCTATTAGAAATGAAGCCATTAAGACAGTAAATGATATACAACAAGCTTATGCTGATGCTTATCAGAGTAATTTGACTCCTTCCAAAAGAAAAGAAGCTGTACTTAAGTTACAGACTGCTTTCAGAAATGCAGGAGGCAACAAGTACTTTAGTAATATAGCAGATGCAATTAATATTCCTGCAGGTCACAACACAACAGATAATGTAGAAAATGACTTTGAGCCTGATTCTCTGTGGGGCCCAAAAACATCTCTTAGAAATTGGGGTTCTACTGAATATTTCACAGATCCTGAATATTATAGGGATATAGATGAAATGGCTAGGAGGGCAGGACTTAGGTATTCAGCCAATCTAAACATGACTTATGGGGATAATGGTTATCAGTTGTATGGATTGAGTGCCATCTCTTCACCAGATGTACAGACAAGAAGTATTGAAGGATTGCCTACTACAGCAACAGAGAGGGAACTTCCAGATGATACTGAATTAAAAGCGAGGGGTATTAATGTGGCAACTAATTCAAGTGATGTTACTGATCCTAGTAGTACTGCTGCCAATCATGTAGTAGGAGATGTCAGACCTATTCATAGGGCAGAATGGCCAAGATATGTAGGTTTGTTTGGTCCTGCAGTAGGTCTTGGATTACAGGCCGCTGGCTTTGGAAGACCTGATACATCAAGCCTTAATTCTGTTCTTGAAGGGTATAATAGGACTGGAGCTGCAATGGCAGACTACAAGCCTATTGGAGACTACATTGCATACAGGCCTATGGATATTTGGGCTGAGCAAAATAGATTGAATGCCAATGCAAGAGCTACTGACAGAGCATTGCTCAATAATAATTCTGCTTCAAGGGCAGCTGGACTTCTTGCTAGTGCATACAATAATCAGATAGCAAATGGGCAACTCTACAGGCAGGCCCTTGAGTATAATGACAACCTCAGAAAGCAAGTTGCTGATTTCAACAGAGGTACTAATATACAGAATGCTAATGCCTATAATCAAGTGGCTCTTGCCAATGCACAGGCAAGAAATGCTGATAGGCAGTATAGAGCACAGCTTGCATCCAATATAGCATCTCAGAAGATGAATGCTGATAGTGATTGGTACGGTAGTATCTATGCTAATATAGGTAATCTCTTCCAAGGAATTAGTGACTTAGGAAGGGAGAATGCTGAACATAATACTGTAGCTGACATGGCTGCTGATGGCTTATTTGGTGTAATAACCAAAAACCAGAATATTGGAAGAGGTTATGTAACGTCTAAAGGCGGTAAGCTGAAGAAAAAGAAGAGAGGTTTAACATTTTAATATGGAGGAGTAGATAATGCCAAATTATAGCTACGTCATAAATAATTCATTCCGTCCATTTAGTATGCAGGAAATGCTTGTGCCTTTCAATGCATACAAGGAGGCTTATGAACAGGCTGATGAAACTTATACTGACTTAACGTCAAAGGCAGATAAGTTCAAGTATCTTTCAGAGAATCTTCCAGAAGGAAGTAAGGCAAGGCAACTCTATGAAGGATATGCCAATGAACTTAATGCACAGGCTGCTGACTTGGCAACCAATGGGCTTTCAATGAATAACAGAAGGGCTCTGTCTAATCTTAGAAGAAGATACTCTGGGGAGATTGGAAGACTTGATGAAGCACAGACTAGATTGGATAAAGAGATTGATCTCAGAAGGCAGATGAGTATCAAAGACCCAACAATGCTTTATGCTCTGGATAATCTGGACATTGATATGTATCTTGATAACAACACTCCAAACCTCTATGGCATTAGTGGTAATGATTTATATACAAGAGGTCAGAATGCTGGTAAGGCTGCATCTTCAAGGATATATAACTTTGGAGATTTAGGAAGTACACTTGGAGGATACTATAGAATGTGGGGAGAGAAGAATGGTTATAGTGCTGACAGCATAAATGCTTTCAGAGCAAACGCTTCTGCTATTCCAGAACTCCAACAGGCAGCAGATGATATTCTAAGAGAGACTGGAGCTTATAGCAACTTGACAGGTAATAATCTTGAAAGGGCAAGGCAGGGAGTCATCAATGGTATAATTGATGGTGCTGTGTATAAGGAAGATATCAATCCTACAAGAGATCTTGGAGTTATGAGCAGAGCTGAACAAGATGCTTCTGCGAGAGCTTGGGTTAATACCAATATTGCCAAAGAAAAATGGGACGAAGAAAAGAAAGACTTAGATATTGAAAGACAACTCAGGTATAACTATGATGAAGATGGTAATGTTATAGGATACAATCCTAGCTATACCAACATGGATAACTATGAGCTGACTCCTGATGGTAAGTGGAGAAGAAAGACTTCATCTCAGTCTCCTATAGAGAAGGCAGAAGCCAGCAGTGCTAAGGCTAAGGGTACAGAGCTTATGAAGCTTAAGAAGGCTGATTTAGCACATAATGAAGGATTTGATGTTACATTCGGCGATAACAGACATCACTATGATTATATAGGTGCCTTGACAAACAGTAGGGGTAAATGGAGATATGGTGCTATTGGAGATGATGTACCAGGACATGGTTGGGGATTCCAATCCTCTTCCAATGTAGAGAGTAAGTGGGGTAACTTCTCTGCTGAAGGCAGTGATAGTCCTGATATGAGAGTGTTGTCTTCTGATGATGTAACAAGATTGCTTTCACAGAATCCTGAATTACTGGAAGCTTTCAATGCTCAAGTAAGCAGTTATCTTGAGAAGATGGGTGTAGACCCTAACAGTGATGCTGCATTGAATCTTGACATTCAGCTTATAGAAGTTCCTAACGAGAAGGATAGTAAGAAAAAAGGTTATTTGATTGCAGTGCATTAAAATAATAGAGTATGCCAGATTTAAGAACATTAAGAGGTCTGAAAGCCTCAGACAGGTCAAAGGAAGAACAGAGAGCTATAGACCAACAAATGGGTTATAAGGAGGAAGAAGAAGTTACTCCAGATGAGTTTGTAGTTAGGGAGATTCCCAGTTTAAATACAGTAGACAGAAATGTATCAGAAGCTGATACAACTTCTGCACTTATATTAAACAATGCTCTCAGATATCAAAGAGATTTGGATGACAGATACCAAGAGGTTTTAAATGAAAGGCAGGACTATTATGGTACTGAGAGGAATTCTACCAATACCAATGCAAATAGCTATATTGATGGAATAGCCAACGAAGTCTCATCTTACTATAAGAAATATAAGAATACAGACAAACTGCCTATCTCTGACCAGCAATATAAGGAGCTTGCCAGCATGTATGATGCAAGGAAGGAAGCTTATGGTGAAGACAACGCCAATATCTGGTTGGACAATCAATTCAAGGATATTGTAGGAAATAACCAAAGCTGGCTGGAACAGGCGTGGAATGGCTTGGCAAGCATTGGCCCTACTATTGAAGGTGGAGCTATTCAGGCTTTTGGTAATGCCTATGGTGCTATCAGCTATGCCTTAGGTAATGCTCCTGAGAATCAAAGTCCTGATCTTGGTTGGTGGGATGGCATGTTGGATGCTGCTATAGACAATGACATTACAAGATATGGAAGGGACCTTACTCATGCTAAGGCAAGTAATGTACTGCAAGGCCTTGAGAATGTATTAGGCATTTCTGATGAAAGTGCTGCAGAAAGAATAGCTGCTACTAAAGCAACTGCAACCAAATACAACCCTGAGGGTATCGGAGAGAATGCCATCGTTACTACACAAGAACAGGATGATGCTTTGTTCTCTTCTGCTACTCCTTGGCAAGCTTTAGAGTCAGGAGGCTTTACAGCTTTATCTATGCTGGTAGGTGCAGGCGAAGCCAAGATTGCTGGTAAGTTGTTTGGAGCATTAACTAAAGGAGTAGCAAGACTGCATAGCGCAGAGAAAGTATTTAAGACTGTAGAAAGTGTAGAGAAAGCCCTTAGAGGTATAAAGAGAGCACAGAATGTTACAGATATGTTTGTAATACCTGGTGCTGTAGGTACTATGGAAGGGGCAATGGAAGGTCTGAATACTAAGATTGAAGTAGAAAGAAAAGCTGTAGAAGATTTAGATAACTATTATAAGGATAAAGTAGAAAAAGAAGCAGAAAGACTTTATAACAATAATGATCTGAATCCTCTTATGACTATTGAGACTGATGAAGGTACAATATCAGCTAGGCCTTTTTCTTATGACACTGTTTATAAAGATACTTGGGATAAATACCAAGATGAATATCTAGAAGCCAGAAGGCAGATTGACTGGGCATCTAGTAAGGCAGGTATACATAACTTCTATGTGAATTCCTTGATAAATGGTGCTATCAATCAAACATTAAAGGCTGGCATTATGGCTCCAAGAGTACAGGAGACACTTAGAAACAGCAGAATGTTTGGGTGGGCATACAAGAATCCAGCATTCAGTGTAAATGCCTCAGGAGTAGTAACACCTAAGTCAAGTACACTTGGTGCTATTACTCAAGTACTTAAGGAGCCACTTGGTGAGGGTCTTGAGGAATATGGTCAGGGATTGAGTAATGATGTATTTGTCAGTGCTGCAGAGAATAATATCAATGAGTTTATCAAGAATAAGTTTGAAGGTGATGGTTCAGCAAAGGTAACAGATAGCTTTGGCTCTGACTATGCAGCAGCCCTTACAGCACTTGGAAATTCATTAACCAGTAAAGAGTCCATACAGGCTGCTATTTTAGGTGCAGTAAGTTCTACAATGGGTACTGTAGGTGGCATAGGTAGAGGCTATCATAGAGACAGTAATGGCAACCTTGTAAGAAACAGTTTACTTGACCCTAGAAACTTAGGCAGAGGGTATAACAGTAACGGTGAGCAGGAAAGCTGGCTTGACTATGCAAGAAGGGTAACTCCTTGGAGAAGTGGTGCAATGAATGCTTATTTTGACAGAAGGAGTGAAATGGCAGATGCCAATGATACTGCAGCTACTCTTACTGAATGGCTGAAGGATCCACAGAACAGAGCTAAATGGGATGGTCTTGCAGGTACTGCAAGTTGGATGACACAGATGGAAAATGCTGCTGAAAGCAATGACCAGTTCAGCTATAGGAAAGCTCAGATGGGTAAGGCTATCAACGATGTATTTATGCTATCTAAGCTTAAGGGTACTGAGGTATATGATACTGTAATGAAGGACCTTCAGAGAGCTTCATCAATGACAGTTGATTCACAGGATGCCCAGAATATCATACAACAGGTAAAGGATACTGATGATGGTTATCTTGGCATGTCTGATGAAGAGATTGTAGAGAAGATTCAGAGCAATGCCAACAGGATGCTAGGTCTTATGTCTACTGCTGAAACTGAAAGCAAAAGTCTTGATAGATTGCTTGGCAGGATAGATGAGGATACCAAGCAGAGCCTTATCTTCGGTAAGGTAATGGAACAGGACTTCCATGAAAGAGAAGAGCAGCTTAGAGATAAACTGGATACTGTAAAGAGTGGAATTAAATCTTCAAGAAGCAGTAATGGTACTTCTATGAATGATGGATTAAAGAACCTCATTATTAAACACGGAAGTATCACCAAGGCTATCCATGAGCAGTCCAAATTGCAGGAACAAAAGGAAAAGCTTGAGAAGAAAGTATCTGAGCTTGAAGCCATTGATTCAGACAAGACTTCTGACAAACAGAAAGAAGAACTTGTTACAAGTAAGGCTGAACTGAGGAATGTAAACAGTAAGCTTGAAGAATTCAAGGACTTATATGAAAAGGATGAGAATGGTAAGAGTACTGGTAAGGTAGACAGTAGCCTTGTACAACTTGTACTTAATGAGCAAGACATCATGGATTTGGATCCTATAACCAGAGCTATAATGTTTGCACAAGGTGCAGCTAAGTACTACAATGCCACTCATCAGAACAGGCAGAAGATAGACCAGCTTAATGTAGAGGTTGATGAGCTAAACCGAAAAATTGATAAGGCTGAAGCTCAAAGAGCAAAATGGATAAATCCTGATGGAAAGGTAAAGAAGCACCATAACAAGCAAGTACAGGATATTGACAAGCAAATCTCTGAACTCAAGAATCAAAAGTCTACAAAGCTGAAAGAACTGGATAGGGAAAGAGGAATACAAGATACAAAACCTATATATTCTTCAGAGCAACAGGCTGTCATTGACAACCTGATACAGCAAGGTACTGCAAGAGATGCCAATTTTGTTGATAAGGTTATTGATATGGGCAGACTTGAAAAAGGTATCAAGGATTACCATACTCAATATCAAGCTATCCTAAGTGATCCTAGGGCCTTCCAAAATTATGTTCAAAGAGCTAAATATAATGCAGAAACAGACCTTATAAAGAGAAGAGCTGAAAGAATCTCACGTATTGATGACTTTGAACAATACTCTCAGGAATTAGACAGGCTTACAGCCAATGCATCACAAGGTGAAGTATATATGATTAATAACTTCCTAAGGAGTGAGAATGAAAGGGCAAAGAAGCGTTATCAGGAAACTAATGGTACAGAATCTCCACAGACTAACTATGATAGGTATGTAGAGAACAATCAAAAGCAACTTGATTTAATAAGGCAGTTTGCAAAAAATCCTAACCTTACTGAGAATGATCAAAGCCTTCTGATAAATGCTATGCAGTATCTTGCAAGTAAGGGTATTGATGTCTCTGACAGGGAAGCTGCAGTATCTGCACTTATTGAAAGAGATGAACAGGGTGTACAAGGTGGAATGTTCAGAAAGTGGATAGAGGCTAAGAACAGTGCAATGCTTCCTCAGCAGAGAACTGCTATGCCTGTATTTACTTCTATTGGTCAGGTAGTAAGTCAGTATGTAGACCTTATCAACGGAAAGACTGAAGATGCTGTAAATAAGGGTAACTTGAATCCTCAAGTAACTCCTGCTACAACTGATGATACTCAGGATGGTTCTACGGCTAATACCTCTCCCACTCCCTCCCCCTTTCCTTCTACTGCTCAAGGCCCTTCTTTATTTGATATGGGCTACAGTTCCCCTGATGGAGGTCAGATAGTTGATGGAGATGGTACAGTGGCAACAGATGCTCAGGTTAAGTCCATGCAACAAAGACAGCAGGATGAAGCGCCTGAGGAGAAGACAGCTATTGAACAGGCGTTTGAAAAGGTAACTACTTCTGAGATAGCTAAATCACTCAATGTTGCTGATGATATTATCAATAACAGTAATGTAAGTGATGAGGCTAAGGAACTTGCAAGACAGTATTTCATGGAGATACCTAATGGAGATGAAACATATAGCAATATTGATGAGATTCTTACTGCTATTCAGGAGCAAATCAACAGGCTTAAAGGCCAGAGTAATACGCAGGCTGAGCAAAAGAATAAGTACAATGATGCAGCAGGTGTTCTTCAGAAACTTTACAATTCGCTCAATACCAAAAAATTAAGGGGAAGGGGGAGGACAATGCCAGCTCCTTCTACCAGAACCTATCAGCAAAGACTTGGTTGGATACTATCTGCAAACATTGCCTATATTCAAAGTAAGAATCCTGATGCTTGGGCAGTTAAGTTTACCGATGAACATAGGATAGATGGGTGGCATGAAGAACATACCATTGATGTAAATGAACCTGTATTCTTTATCACAGATTCTGATTGGACTGCAGAAGTAACCACACAAATGGGCAGTACAGCTAATGGTAAACAATACAATACACAAAAACATCTGCCACTAGTTGCGGCTATAAAGGTTGAGACTCCTCAGAATCCTAACAACACTACAGCCATAGAAGTTGATGGACAATGGTATCAACCAATTGCTATCATGCCAAGCAGTGATGCTAACACTAATACCAGTCCTGGAGCATTCATGACTGAGGAAATCAGGAAGCGTGCATCACAGCTGCAGGGCAGACATTTAGTAACAGTTGATGGTATGCCTAACAGCAGTCCTTTGATTACGAAGGTACATGGAGCAAATTATCTGAAAGCACATCATAGAGATGCTACTACTGCAACAAACAGGAATAATGTACAGGATAACAATACTGAAGTATTAGACCTTCTTGTTACAGACTATGTAAATGTTATCTATGGACTGCAGGAAGCTGATAGGTTAAGAGCATTGTCAAGAGAAGAAATGCTTGCAGATCCTGTATATCAGGAAGCAAGAAACAAGTTCCTCGATGGCCTTTCATATTCTGATGCACAGGATGGCCCTATGAAAGACAGGATACTGTTCACACCTGAAAACCATAGGTCTGGTGAAAAAGGAAATCCTATGATGGTATTCAGGAAAGACATGGATAAGACTACTGGAAGAACATCTGGTAAACTATTGCCTGAAGTATTGGAAAGTGGTACAGGTGAAGAGGTAGCTTCATTTAATAGCAGAACACAAAGACTCTATGATGAGGTAATCAGACCTCTCTTCCAGTTCCTTCCATTAAAGAAAGAACAGAACAGAGAAGCCATGTTGATTACTAGGCAGGACCTTGAAGCCAATCCTAATATCTATCAGGAAGAAGTTGAAAGATTGACCAAGATGCTAAATGGTTTCAATAAGACTGACGACACCAAGGGCCTTAGAGGTATCAATGATTTCATCTATATAACTGATGCTAACTGGCGTATACAAGTAACTGCTCCACAAGCATCACAAGTTGCAGGTGATGATGCTGCTTCATCGAAGACTGTGTATAAGGTATTCTTTGTAAACAGTAACTACAATGCAAGTGACCCAGATTCTGCTTCAATAGCACCTATTCCACTTGGAGAAATCAACGCAGGTCAAAGAGATACAGATGGTGCTATGGAATTGCTTAGGAATATCATGTGGGATTCTCAGACTAACAGTATAAGGAGTTTCCTGGTATGGCAGACACCTAAGTCAGATGTACAGAATCTTCTTAATCCTGATACTACTAAAGCAGGCAGGGCAAGAAGGAATTATGCTGATATTGTAGATGATGGTATTCTTACTATTGCTGGCAGTTCTCTTATCTATGATGTAGATGGTGTAGAGCTACAGGCACCTGTTGCTGTAAATGATCAAGGTTATACAAGAATTGTCTATCCTTATGATACAGTTGTTAATCCTTCAAATGCCAAACCGTCTGCTCCTCAAAATGTAACTCCTCAGGGTGATGGAGCTGTAGTTACAAAGGATGGTGCTCAGGTAGACCCTGACAGTGGTGCAAAGCTTGATGACACCAAGCAACCTGAAAGAAAGGAAAGTGACAAGCTGAAGAGAGCTAAGGAAATTACACAAAAGATTATCTCAGACTCCAAGCAGTTCACCTTGTCTGAGGATGAAACTTACTATTACATCACAGACAACACTACTGGAGAACGTACTAAGTATCTTAGGGTAACTACTGTGATAGGTGCAGACAAGAGCCTCCCTGAACTTACTGAAGCTGAAGCTAAGAGGAGAAGGGTTAAACAATATATCTGGACTCCTAGCACACAGGAAATCTACGATAAGCTAAGAGGTAAACATAATCTTGAAGACCGCACTCCTGAACAGCTGGCTGCATATAAGAGCATTGACCAAATGAGTGCTGATTTAAAGGTTTCTACTGCAGATATCAGAAGAGCTGTTGCAGAACTTAGGACTCAACATAAGCAGGAAAAGTATGGTGCATGGGGTACTCCTTCAACTTCTATAGGTAATACTGTAGACGTTATTACAAGAGATTTCCTTGCAGGTCATATAAAAGATAGTTATCCTAATATCACTAAGGAAGCTCTTCAAGCTTTTGTACACGAGCTTGAGCTATTTAAGAATGATCTAGACAGTAGAGGTATTCATGTAGTATCTGAAGGTATCATGGCTCATGGTAATATTACTATGACTGGTGCTGATGGTACCACACATGATGTGAAGGTTGCAGGAACACTTGACTTGTTTGGCTATGATGACGACGGTAACTTCTATATCTTTGATATGAAGACTGTGCGAGACCACAGTACTGCTAAGCTTACTTCTGAAAAGGCTAAATGGTCAAGACAGATAAGCATGTATGCTGACTTGCTCAAGCAATCCTATGGTGTAGAGGTTGACCCTAAGAATCTTAGAATCATTCCTATTGAAGTTGACTATCCTACTCCAAGAGGCAGTAGAGACAATGGTTTAGATCCAATGGGACCTGAGTACTCAGAGACTGCAAATGGGCAGCTTCAGATAACTAGCAAAGGATTATACAAAGAAAACGGTAAGCCTGTTGTGATGTATAGAGGGTATGCGTTAACTGAAAACAGAGAAGCAACCTCAATACAAGAAACAATCGGACATACTGCTGTTGATTATGATGATTCACTTAAAGGTGCTTTGTATTTCACAAGTAGTAAAGAAGAAGCACAAGACTATGCAAATGCAAGAACTGATAAATCTCCAGAACCACCAACACAGGAAAACCCACAAGGAAGACCTCTAAACAGACATTATACAGGAGATTATGCAAAAGTTAGCCAATACCACATTGCAGCTAACGCTAAGGTTAAACATTACAAAGATATTAGAGATTATATCAAGAATGGTAAAAACTCTAAAGCTGACGTAATTGTATTAGATAAAGGAACATTACAGACAGATAACAATGAGTATATAGTTAAAAATCCAAATGTAATAGTTCAGTCAAATAACCTGACAAGCTTTACAGCTTCCAATCCTAAGATGAAGGGTACTGCTCTTAAGAATCAATTCCAACCAGGTTATACACCGTTTAATATTGGCTGGGATAATCTTAGCAGTGAAGACCAGGATATTATGACAGCACTGACTGTTGAAGCACCTTCAGGAGATTCTGCTGCACCACAGGCTGCAGAGATTGAAACTTCTAAGAGAATATCTCCTGCATTTGTAGATGATGGTAGTATAGGCTTGGATGACTTCAAGGACTTCATTCCTACTCCTCCACTTGTTGTTCCAAATGGACAAACTGCTATTCTTCCTGCATGGGAGAAACTTAGTAATGCAGCTAAGGGATATTTGCAGAATGAATGGGGCGTATCTAATATGGATCAATATAACGAGATGCTTAGTAGCCCAGATGATGTGTTATTATTAGAAGAGCAAATGAAATGTAGAGGTCTATTATAACTAATTCTAAGGTTAAATTTTTGTTAAAAGTATAGCTGGGTAACTATTCCTAGCTATACTTTTTGTATGTTTGTATACATCTTAATAATTATCAATTATGAATACTTTAAGAGAATGGGCAGAATTTTATAAAAGCAAGAAAGTATGGGTATGCCCTTATACAGACTATAGAGAAAGAAAAAGTTGGCTGTATTGGAGAAACATGAAGGCTCAGGACTATGACAAAGAGTTTGAAACCTATGACTGGGAATCTGCTAAAGGTATTGACCTTATAACAGGTAAGAATGGAATTGTCTCTTTATATGTAGATAAGGATGAAAACAAATACTACGCCCAAAACTCCTTAAACAAAATACTGAAGATACTAGGACTACCTCAACATTATGAATGGATAATAGAGGAAAATACTTTTTATCTTATTATACTTGATGTGTATGGAATTCCTTCTGGAAACTTCAGAAAAAAGTACAATCACTTTTCCATAGATTATGAGATAATGCACCTTCTTCCTCCTGGTATAGAACATTATCCGTACTGGTTTCCTCAAATACCTTCTACTCGTCCTGTTCAAATATACTGGAATAACTTTCAAAACTGTATTGCAGAAATAAACAAATTAGACATTGTAGATGATCCATACTCAAAAAATGAGGGTAAAACTCAAATGAAAACAAGCGTTAAGGTTGGTATAGGGTGTGCTACTTTCATAGTAATGGCTATAGCTTTATCTGCCTTAGGACTCATGGATACTTCAGAACATGTAGGAGCTGGTATGGCTTTTGTAGGTATATTAATTGTTATAGGTCTTGCAGCTATAGGTATATATTTCACTAAAGATACTTGAAAAAAGAAAGGGAGAAGAGATAAGCTCTCTCCTCCCCCAACAATTAACATTACATATACAAGTGTTACCTCGTAGTTAATTTCCTTCCAAACTCATAGTTTTCAGTAGCCTTATATGGATTCTGGATTGCCCAAACATTTTTCCAATAAGGAATAAGCCTTTCTAAATGGCTTCTGAACTTGGTTTCTCCAGCTTCATATCTACCATTCTTGTCACTTCTCTGCCAATAGAAATCCTTATCAGTTTCTGGAGCAACTACTGCTCCTACTCCTTCATAAGCAAGTTTACCGATATCGTATAATGCGCTGAAACCCACGGGCTTAAAGTCAAGTAACTGTCCTGATTGGGTAAAGGTTTCTGGCAACCATAATAAGGCTTCCTGTTCATACAGAGTTCTCATAGCAAAGTAATGTATAAGACCTGTAGCTACATCAGCCTCTTCATCATCATCCTTGTCTGGAGGTGCAGTAGCAAGCCTGAGTCCATAAAGCAAGAGCATCAAGAACACAGATACTGCCATTCTTCGGGCATTCATATTCTGTTCATCAGAGAATCCTGCATCATGCATTGCTCTCTTAGACCTCTCAGACCAAGGAGCAAGCATACTGATAAGCATATCCCAGAAGCTAAGTTCATCTCCTCCACCAAACATTCCCTTAATCCATGATGCATGAATCTTAGCTGCAGTATTTACAAAACCTTCTACATTCCTATCAAGTGCTATACTGTAATGATTATTTGAATACATCATCTCCAAATAACCCAGTGCCCAACCCTTCATAGCAAGGAATGCATTGGTATACCACTGTTGATGCCATGCAGTCTTGTCCTGTTCATTATAGATACCATGCAGTCTGTTATTAGTCTCACGACATTTATCCATATAAGAAGACTCATCAGCTTTAGTCCATATAAGATTGTATATATCATTCCTTACAGTCTGAAGGATGTCTGCATAGTTACCTGTACCTACACCTCTGCTTGCAAGGTATGCCAACTCCTCATGTGAGAATGAAGGAACAGCAGTCAGAAGACCACCTGAATCTAAGTAAGCCTCTGTCTTTTGAAGGATATCTGCCAAGCTCTTATACTGACTGGACCTATACTTCATGAGGGCTTCATCAGAAAGTGACCTGAACTTATCCTTATAATTATTGTAGTCAGTAACATGACTGTCTCTATATCCCTCATCAGCAAACCTTGCATCTTGTGTTACAAGCCAGTCTTCAAAGTCTGCAGTTTTCCTTGTAGCTGTCTTAAGGTATACTCCTTGCTTATCTAAAAGTTCAGTAGTAATATCCTTTGCATCCAGAGGAATAGCTCTTGAAAATTCCAACGAGTATCCCTTTTGAACACCTTTCTCATCAGCATTCTTCACACGGGTATAAGCATCCCATAAGTTACTGCTCTTCTTACCATCTATATCATACAGGTTTGTACCATGTGCTACAGCCAAATAGGACATTGCCTGCATGTAATGGTCACCTGAAGAATAAGGAAGATAACCAAGCATTCTATAAAAGTTATTTATTCTTGAGCGTGAAGTCTTCCAATTCCTGAACTTATTCCTATTATCACTGGAAGCATTCATCTGTTCAAGAAACAGGCTAAGCTTATTATGCTTATCAGGTCTTCCTAAATCAGATGTCCACATTTCTGGAAAATGCTTAAAATAGTAACTATTTGCAAAAGTTAAATCTTCAGCATTAAAATGAGCTCCAACTAACGCCTCTTTAGATATGTTGAACACACCAGTAAAAGTATTCACAGCACCACCAAGCAAATTACCCTTAAGGAATAATGAGCCTCCAAGTGATGATATATTCTGGATAACCTTATTGAGAAGGATTCTTTTACCTTTACCAATAGGAATACCCCAGTAAGTAGCACTAACTCCATACACCTGCTTCTCAAGGAATTTCAAGTATCTTCCATAGGCTCTGTTCTTAGCACCTGTAGCTCTTGATTCATGTCTGCCTGTTGCCTTTCTAAAAGCATTACCGAGCTTTTTCCTGCCTTTTTCATAGGCAGTTTCCTTACCTTCAATCTTTCTGTTGAATAAAGCTTCAGCGCCAACCTCAAGACCATCTACAACACTGTCTAAACTTAAATAGGAAGTGGCCATAGAAGCATAAGCTATAGTAGAACCAATGATATCAGAGTCAAGGTCAAGCAAGTTCTTAAGCTTGTTGACACCAAATACAGGAATCCTTGCAGCTCTTTCCTCCTCATAATTCAGCTTTGTTCCAAGTAGTTCCTCTTCTGGAGAGTTCATAGTTGTCATATCACCATAATCTGTCTCCTCAGATTCAACACCAAACATTTCAAGGATAACTCTACGGCCAAATGTCTTCCTCCATGCATTGGTTTTCTTCAATGGGCCTTTCTCCAATATAGCACTTTGCCTTACAGAATTCATGAAGGTTCCCCTGAACTGAGGAAGCCTATAGGAATTAGTGGCACCTACAGGAAGCATCCTGTCAAGTTCCTCCTTAATCTGCCTGTAGTCATACATCCACTTGTCAATGGAATCACCATTCTTTGAAGGATACTTTGACCTTAGATTGTCCCACGCATCAGTCTGATAGGTAAGATTAGGAATCCATTTTACATACAGTATTTCGTTTGTATCAGGATTCTTGACTTCTACCTTAATACTATGCTCCTTATTCCAATCTTTATATTTTGGACGTTTATAAGCATCCCACTTATAACCTCTGGTAAATCCAGACATAGACTGCCAATCAGGATTTTCTTCCTTAAAGTCTTCCCAAAGCTGCTTAAGGAATTCATCTCTTTCCTTTTCCCATCTACCATATTGAACAGCAGGAACATCATTAGGATTGTCTGTCTCAAGTTCAGACATATAGGCCTGACAAATAGCATCCTCTTCCCTATTTCCCTCGCTAGTAGGAGCTGCAGGAGGAGTAATCATGTTACCTGTAGGTACACCGTTTTCATCTTTTTCTAGCAAGTCAGCTGTATTTAAACCAAGCTTTCTAGCTCTTTCTTGTAGTATAAGAAGTCTGTCTTTATATTTGATAGCAAGATCGTCTGCGGTCTTATTAGCAGTCTTTACAAGTTTATCTGCTATTTGTCCTATGATATCAGGATTATTAGCCATAGAGCCTAAGTATCTGTGGAATACATCAATATCTTCCATACCTACACCAAGCACCATGTCAGCAATACTTTGAGTGCTCTCTCCAAAAGCTTTTTGTCCGTGCCAGATATCTTGCCATGTCTTACCTACTGTGGAGGTAATATACTTACTACCATAAATATCTTCACAGAATCTTGCAAAGTAGTTACTTTCAAGACTTGACAGTTCACTTACAGCTTTAGCAATGATATTTTTATAAGCAGGAATAGTATTCTTCAAATTAATGCTCTTCCAAGTACCATTCTCATCCTGATATCTTACATCAGTAATGGTAGAGCCATTTGCAAGTACCAATGAACCTGCAAGATTATTTGAGTTCAAAGCAGCTTCTATTGTACTGATAATAATCTCAGCACTTCTAAGGAATGTTCTAGCTTGCCTAAGGTATCTTCCATTCCTTGCCATGTTAGCGTAGAAATCAGATACATTATCCAAATCTACAGCCTTCATAAGTTGGTCTATTTCCTTATCAGGACCAAGGTAATCTGTAACCTGAACCAATGCCTGAACTATACCATCAAAGGCCAAGGAATTTGCAGTAAGGTCTGTCTTATTCATTTGTAAGGCTGATACACCAGTGTTCTCATCAGTACCAGACAGTACTGACATAGCCAGAGATGCCTGCATTTGACCAGTAAACTGGTCTTGTGCTATTGCCTCAAGCTGCTTGACCATTCTACCTAATTCATCTACAGTATCCTTATAGACTTTTTGATTAACACTTAACGTGGCATTATTCATGACTTCACTGATACTGATAGCATTGTCAACAGAGAAGCTGTTGTCACCTTCAACAAATTGATAGGCAATTCTATTAGCAGCCTGTTCAGCCTTAGCAGCAGCCCATCTTACCTCATTACCAGAGAAAGCATAGAAGACTCTCTTGACAAAATTTGCTATTCTGTTTGCCAATGTTTTCACCATCCCTGCATTATCAAGTTTTCTCTGCAGGGCCTTTCCTACTAGCTTACCAGCTACTTCCCTTGCAGGATTAGTACCAAGCTGAGAATTCTCAAATTCTTCATCACCTAATGCTTCTCTTTGGACAGATGGATCTCCAAGAAGATCCTGAAGTCTTTTAACCAAAGGATTATCACCAAGCGCACCTACAGCAAAGTGACCTGCTTCTTCAGCAAGCACATCTGTTGTATATCCGCCTTTACTTAGTTCTATGAGAGCATAGAGCCCATCCTGTGTCCTAGTGGCATTCTCTGTAGAATACCTGCCCCCTTCCTTGTTACCTTCTAGGAACTTAACAGACACTTGATGCTGTCTTAAAAGATTGATTATTCTCTTTTCAACCTCTTTATTATGAACTACATCGTGGAGTTTCTTTTTCTCATTAACCTCTACTCTCTCATCCTCCTTCTTCCCCTCTGAGTTAATTACTGATTTCTTTATAGGAACCACTGTCACATAGTACTTATTAGAAGCAGTAGGAAAGATAGTTGCTATCACCTTGTCAGAGAATTCATTGTTATTATTGAAATCCTCTATCTTACGGACAGCTTCCTCATAATCATATTCTCCTTCCCTGATATCTTTGTTAAGTACCTGCAAAAGCTTGTCAGTATCCAAATCCAACTTAGCCAAAGTTCTTAGGGACTTGAGTGTGATTTCTCCATTCTCATCTACCTGGAATTCATCAGAATCCCTTACTTGGGAAAGAAAGTCCTCACTGGTTCCAACTCCATAGTACTCTTTAGTTAACTCCCTATTGTCAGAAGTATAGTGGAGCAGGTCATTGAATAACCTGCTTTCCACTACTTCTCCATTAGGCCTTCTAACATGTGCAAGTATTGTACACGACTTACTCATTATCCTAATATTTAAACATTACCTAATTAACATCCCATCATAGGATTACCATTGTCATCAAGCATCATGACCCCATTCTCCCTACAAGCCTTTCTGATAGTAGCTACAGTATCATTAAGGTCTTGCATACTGCTTTTAGACAATGTATCTCTCATACCTTGTTTGTCTTCTGCCAACATTGGACCAAACTTAGCTTCTATGGCATTTACCATCTCTTTGAAAATATAATCTTCAGCAAGCTGTCTCATGGCATCAATACCAGTAGCACTACCATTACTCTGCTCTACAACAGGTTCAGGTGCTCCATTGTCTCCTGTTGGGACATTGTCCTGAGGAGCTTCTGGAGTAGAAGGAGCCTGCTGTACAGGAGCCTGAGGCTGTTTAACAATAGGAGCTATCTGAGGTATGGCATTCATAGAAGCCTGATATCTCATTGTAGGCTTAAGCTCTTCATTACCATCATATCTAATAGTCTTAGAAGAACCCCAAGGCACTACCTTACGGTAAGAAATTTTTGCAGTGCCCTTTCCTGTAATATTAAAGCCCAAATCAGTATTGCTTTCTGCCATATAGTAAGAACCATCAATGACAATACACGGCCTCCACTCTATTTGAGTAATAGTATTATCTTGCATTTTTACCTTTACAAGATTCTTTAGGGACTCAGCATCTTGGTCATTGGTGTACTTACTGATATCTATGGTAATTCTATCCTTAAACTTAAAGCCATCCTTTAATTGTCCAGCCTGCTCTTTAACAATTTCCCTAAGTCTCTTATTACTTTTGCTAATATCAAGAACATACCTTGCATTATCCAAATGGTTAAGAATAAACATCTGGGCAAATTCCTCAACATTTAGCTGACTGCCTGTCTCATCAAGTATTTCATAAAGGAACTGTCTATAAGTCCTGCTCTTGCCATAAGACAACTTACTCTTCAAATCACCTGCATTCTCAAGAGTTTGAGAAGAGAAGTAGATATTAGCAGGAACATCCTCCTTAAGGTCCACAAACATCTGGAATTCCTCTCTGGTAAGGTCTCTGTCAATCTTGAACTTCAGTTCTGGATGGCTCTTAGCCTCATGTATCAAATCTTGGATATCTGCATACTGATCTAACTTTTCTGGAAGCTGATAAGCATCACCACTGATTCTGCCTATAACAGACCTATCTGCACCAAATTCTGAAGCTTTCTCAAAGCTACCTGGTACATTGGCTGACCATACAAGAACATCATCAGTATCAGGTAAAATGTTACCTCCGTCAGCTGACCAATCCTTCAATGGAAGGCTGTTACTTCTCTGTACAATAATGTTATCCTTTACTGCCGTAGGAGCAAGATGCATGAATGACAGAGGACTGAAATCAAAGCCAAGCTGATAGAAACAATACATGAAGAGATCCCTTCCAAGTTCAGCATAATCCTGATTGTCAAAGTAACCATCATCCTGTACTTCCATAAGGTATGCCCAACTTTCACGAATAGCTTCTTTGACATCAGCATCCATACCACCTATGTCCTGCATCTGTATTCTCCATGCTTCAGTCTTTATTTCAAGGCCATTTTCATCCTTAGTAGCCACTTCAACAGACTCAGGACTAAGATACTTGAATATCTCAAGTTTACCCAAGACATCTGGATCTGCAGCAAGCATTCCCATCAAGTCCTCTGCAAACTTGTTTCTATAGTAGTCTCTGTTGGTCATACCTGTTCTGGTTCCATCTTCCTTAATATGCTCTGCTTCACCATTAAAGTCTGAATGCTCCTGACGTGCAAGCAAAGCTACTGGAATATTACTATGGATATCATTGATATCGTCTTCAGAAAGTGTACCAAACCATGATAGTCTGTTCATTCTATCCCTGACCTCAGTATACATTTTAGTCTCATAAGGATAATATCTTGACAAAAGCTTGATAGCATTTCTATTGGCATCATACATAGCTTGCTCATAGGCAAATGGATTGAATCTTACATAATGCAGATACCTTTTCTTGTAGTCAGAAATCTTCTCACCTGGCTGTAATATCAAACCATCACTATTGTCAATAGGCTTACTCATAAGTCCTACTTGCTGAGCACCTTTAACAACAGTCACCTTATAGCTAAGAAAGCCTTTATCCTTTTCAGTTTTTGGGAATTTGTCTACATAAGTGCTTACTCTCATCTGCTGGGCATACATTCCGCCAAAACTAGAACTTACAGCGTTTGATGCAGTAAACTTGGTATTAAGTATAAAGTCAGATACATCACTGGATGCCTTAAGAATATTGCTGAATAATTCAAGTACAGCATACTGCATTCTTGCGTTATCCTTAAAGAAATCATCTTGAGTCTTGCCATTCTCAAGCATTTCACGCTCATTTACAATACCAAGAGCTAAATCATTTATGCCAATGTTTACCTTGTTATGGACATTAATGCCTGTAAGATATCCAAGAAGCATCTTCTTAGCATCGTCAATTACTGAGTTAATGTTACTGCCATTATTAAAAGAGTCTACACATATCTTACGAATAATAGGTTGATTAAATAGCAGACCTATCTCCTTGGTATTATAGCCAATTCTTGCAAGCAATGCACCTGCATCAGCAGTAATAGTATTCAGATTAAGGAAGTTAAGTACAGGGTCCTTCACAGCATCTACAGAAGCTGCAAGGAACTCAGCCATATTAAGGTCTATCTGTGCTGCATCTTCAGAATTCTTATGAAGCAAGTCCCTGAAAGAGTGTCCTGCAAATGATATAGGCTCATAAAGCTCAAACTCATCCATAGCTGAGGCAAAGGCATGATTGGTATTCTGATTAGCGAAGATACCAATAAGCTTACCTGCTACCTGATTCTGCTGATTATATATCAATATGGTATATGGGTCAGTAGGATCATAATTTGGCTCTGGGTCCTTTCTTCCATTTGCTACAGTATCAAGCGTATCATTTTGAATAGCAGCTTTTACATGTTCCAAATCTCCATGAAAGAGTTCCCTCATCATTCTTGCTGCTTTGGAAGCATTGTCAAATCCACCAGGAGTATAACGCTGCTTGACAGTCTGAGGATCCATCAATCTAGCCTGAATAAGAGTAATGAGAAGATTGTTCCTTGCAGCCCTTGTATTCTCCTCAGGAGCTTTATTGAAATCGTATTCTTCTAACCACTCTACAGTTTCACTATTATCCTTAGTAACAGGTTTGACACCTATTTGCTTAGCAGCATCCGCAAAGAGTTCACCTTTTTTCTTACCGAACTTCTCTTCAATCTTAGCATCTTCCCAGTATGAATGTTTAGGATTCTTAGGAAGAATTCTACCACTCTTCAAGGTTCTTGTATGATTCTCAGGATCTCTTGTCATTGCTTCACTTTGAGCATTGTCAAGGGCAGCACTGATTTCTGGATTATTCTGATAGATAGCGTTCCAAACAGCATATACATCTGACTCTGAGAAATTACTTTCTACATAAGCTTCATTCTTGTAGTGCTTATGATATTCACGCTGCATGAAATACAACTTATCAATATCAAAGTCAAAACCTGCAATAGTAGTGCCCTGTGGTGGAACCTTAATTGTACCACCAGCAACCTTAGATGTAAACCTCTTAATCTGACAGTTAATCATAGAGTAATCCCTCTCAGTAGGAATACGATAAGCAAGAATACTAAGTATATCAGGATACTCAGCTTCAATAAGTGGCTTATAGACTTCTGCCTGAGGGTCATCATGCCTACAAGGAATAAGCTTGCCATCTACTTTCTTATAAGTATAGGATTGATACTTCTTCCATTCCTTAGTGCCTTTCTTTAAGGCTTCTCCTGTAGGAATCAAGGTACCATCCATATTGCAATACTTGTCATAGTCAAGACTTACAGGCTGTTTAGTGACAGAGCCATCAGCATTCCTTACATCTACCATGAAGGACTTATCGAAAGGCATCTCAATCTCAGCATATAGGATATTCTTATTGTTGTCTTGGTCTGTAACAAACCTCAGACCACCGTCTTCATCATACCCATTGATACCAAAGGCACTTACCTGTACTGCAGAACCACCAGATATCTGTTGCTTGTTTACAATCTTCTTGAATGTAGAAAGTATCAAAGCTGCTGAATCATGCTCTAAGCCCCCTTCAAACAAAGGAATCATGAACTTCTGCAAGTCTGCCTCACTGCCTGTAACTACATAAGAGAACAGATTATCCATAGCTTCTCTCATAGAGCCTACTGTAGACTGCTGTAGAAGATTAGCAAGCTCTTGTATATCTCCAGCATTTTTTGCAAACTTATCGTAAGAATCAAAGATATTAGCACAAATAAGTGAGTTGTAGAGTGCCAACAGGTTTCTTCCGTTAAGTGATGCATTGGCATTGTTGTCATTGCCATCTTTAGAAGTACTGAGGTTTACACGATCTATACCAAGCAAGTCAGCATAAAACTGAGCAGCTCCATCCATATCAAGTCCAGACATAATAAGTTTTCTTACCTGAGTACCAAAGAGCTGAGAAGCATTGATATGTTCTGGAACATTAGTCTGAATCCTATAGTCCTTATAAGGCAATTCATGAATATAACCAGCACCCATAGCTGTTTCAAGGTTGGTTTTATTCCCAATATTGCTTAAATCTGCCTGACCAAAACAACCTACCTTAGCAATCTTATCGGAGCCAACCATATCAATGTTATGCTTATCCATCCAGAAGCCTAAGTCACGAAGCTTGTGTCCCTTTGGCATTAATTCAGGAATAATAAGAGCTTCTGCATACTTATGCTGTACAGGAATGTACTTGTAAGTCTTAATCATTACAGGCTTACCGTCAGCACCTTTTACAACATTACCATTCTTGTCTTTCTTGGCAATCTCAATAGGATACTTCTCATGGGTAAACAAGTAAGGCTTAATAGGCTGAAGAACCAAGGCAAAGCTTGCAATCTGCTTAAGCTCCTCAGGAGTTGCTTCAGTATAGTCAACAACTTTACCCGATGCATCCCTGACTTCATGATTCTTTCTTATCTGCATAATAGCCTTATAAGCATTCTCCATTTGTTCAGTCCATTGACCAGCCATACCTTTTACCCTTCTATAAGAGGTAAGAGTCCTGTATCCTTGACCATCAGTAAGAGTATTACCTGTATAAGACCTATAGATACCATAGTTATTGCCAAGTAAGTCAGCAAGTCTATTCTGTCTTGCTGTTTCTTCTGCTCCTGATTTTGGTTGAATAATACCATCTTTAATGGCCTCCTCCACCTCCTTCTCTTTCCCTTCTTGTGCAAATGTCCTAAGGACAACTGCCATAAACTCTGGGTTGAATTGCTCAGCATTGATTGAAAGGTCTCTGAAGTAAACAACCCTTTCAATACCATCTGGAGAATAGAGATTGCCATCAAAGTCTCTAGCCATCAAATCCAATACATTACCAGGAGCATGAATTTCCTTATAACGCTTCTGAAGGTCTTTAGTACCATGATAGAATGATGGATCAATGGTCATCAGCTGTAACTGCTGGGCTGTAGCTAGTTTGGTATTCCAGAAGAATTCCTGAATCTTGGTATCAATGTTCTCAGGAGTAGCAATAGAATTGATGTTCTTATATACCTGATTCTTACCTTGACTTGCTGTCTCTAATACACCAAGGGTATCCAGTCTGTCCTTGAATGTCTTAGTAGCATCATCCATGTACTTACGGATAGCAGCCTTAACTGTATCCTTGTCATCCTTCTTATCTTCTGAAATGGCATATTCTTCCTTATATTCCTGAGAGTCTGGATTTAGGAAAGTAAGAATGGAGAACTCACCTTTTGGATGCTTGACTTCTTTGCCATTAGCATACATCTTATACGCCATAGCTTCATCAATAGCCATTCTTCTTCTTTCCTGCATATATATATTATACAGACCTTCGAGAACTCTATCCTGTGCTGCATCATCAAATCTGTATTCAATTCTTGCAGTATACTTAGCATCAGCTTCATCAAGAACATTCCCTTCTTTATTTACCCTTACTGCAGAAGATATTCTAGGAGCCCTAATATACTTACTCACACCAGCATCACCAAGAATAAACACTGGATACATGGCAGAGAGCTTCTTATTTATATCTCTTGTTCCCTTGCCTCCATAACCTTTCTTCTGCTGTTCATCAGCAAAGAAGTGAATCAGCATATCTACACCATGCTCTCTAGCTGTAAAGTCCTCAAACTTCTTATCCTCTCTACCAAGATCTCTCTCATAGTTAAAGATAGCAGCTACAGATTCTTGAAGCGGAGTTTTATTATCCTTACAAGCCTCTACAATATCAGCAAGCCAAGTATTAAGAATTTTGCCAGACTTACCTTCAGTTGACAGATATTCATCATCAACAAAGAATGGACTATTAAGATATTCCTCTTTCAAGAACTGCAGAAGTCCTTCTTTATTGTCAGCTTCTACAAAGTTCTGGATAGTCTCTAACCTGTCACCAAGATAAGAAGGTGCTACAAAGGAATACATTGTATTACCTTGGTATCTAGCTCTTGACTCTACCCTATATCCTTCTTGATGTTTGCTTATAATATCAAGCAGTTTTTCTGAATGTTCTTTCACAGGCTGACCGTTTTCTCCCTTACTTGTGCTGTACAAACTTCTGAATTTCATGTGTTTTTCTTGAAGCTTCCTAACATTGGTATCTCCAAGAGTCTGTACACCAGCAGCATAGAGAAAACCAGTATATTGATTATCAGGATTAAAGAGTTGTTCTAACTGTTCCCTTACAGTATAGATATCTCTTGAGTGAATGATACTGTCAATGGCATCCATTGTAACATCATATCCAAGAGATGTAAACACTTCTGTAAGAAAATCTCTTCTAAGATCAGCAGTAACCCTTTGAGACTTACCGTTTATAGTAATAAAGGTATTAGTTCCTGTGTTAATAAGAGGAGCAGCTGTAGAAGAAGCATATCTTGGCTGTTGAGTACGGATATCTCCTGCCTGTTCATTTTCTACAGGAGCTATTTCTTCATGAGTCCAAGCTAAAACAGTCTTTCTAAGTTCTGCAAGTCTTTGCCAATTAATTTCCTTAGTGACTTCATCAAAGACAGGCGTGTACCCCCACATTTTTACGTTAATAGGAAAGTTACCTTTAGAAGACATCAGCATTTCATACTTACCTTTAAGCATGTTAGCAGGCTTATTAAGTATCTTTGTCTTCCACTTCTTTATAAAGCTGTTCTCACTTTCTTCTTCCCACATTATAGAATATGGCTGGAAGTTCTTCTTGAAGTCACAGAAGAATTGGGTTCTAGCCTGAGGATTACTCATAAGAACATCTACAATAGGTTGCATCCAAGGAATTTTAGCTACACCTTTTCCAAGTTCACCGTCTCTACAGAGCCTTCTCATCATATCTTCAGAATCCTGAACACCTTTCAGATATTCCATAAGAGCCTGATGAGTCTTTGTAGCATCCATGAACTGAGGATTACCCAGGTCATCTACTACAGGAACCTGCTTTAAACCAGCATAGACTGTAACCTTATTGCCAAGTCCGTCTGTCTTTTCTACATATTGTGGAATACTTTCAATCTGAGGAACCGTAGCAAGGATTCTTCTGACTTGTTGACCAACAGAACCAAATGCACTCTGAAGGTCTGAGTTTTCCTGCCATCCATCACGCTTAGACTCAGATAAATCCCACTTGGCAGCAATGTCATTGTCTCCAAAGTTATCAGAAGAAGCTACTGCAGCATATTCAGTTTTAATACCCAACTTCACCCCTTCCTTTTTTACCAGGTCTTTTAGTACAAAAGGAACAAGCTCATTCCAATTCTCAAGAATCTTAGTGTATTCATTGAACCTATGCTCACACATTTCCTTAAATTCCTGAGCATTAGTAGGAGCACCTTGGAAATCAAGCTTCTTATTTTTCTGATAGGCTTTGAAGCCTTCTTCAGGATTCCTCATGTGCCTATAGTAATTAGCCCTAATCTGGTGTATGTTGTTATAGACACCTTCCAAAATAGAGAACTCACCTCCATAATATTTACCATCAGAAGCAGCGAAACCATTGACAAAGCTTTGCCTATCAGCTTTGCCTCCTTCCATAAGCCTATCTACCTCAGAGGAGAACAAGTTAGACAGAAGACTGATTCTACTCTTTCTTTCATGTAGTGAATACGCATGTCTTAAAGCATCATAGGCTCTGTCAATACGTCTTGTTCCCTTAGACATCTTAGCTCTATGCACTTCTCTAATGCCTGCTCTGAATTTCTTCAGTTTCTCAAAGGCTTCATCAAGATCTGCCTGTGTAGGGTTATCAGGAAGAAGTTCTGCTGTTTTATTCTCTTCTGCAGCCTGATCATAAAGACCTCTAAGAGAAGCAATCTTCATTGGATTCAATCCTTTACTTCCCATTTCAGCCTTCCAGCCAAATTTAGAAGCAAGATAACCATCTATATTCTTATTAACTATGTAGCACTTGGGATATACCATAAGTTATTATTTATATCATTATTTGTACAAATATAGTGCCTTTACAACAGGCATCAAAAACATTTAAGCAAAACCTTTATCTTATTAAGCACATTCATTAGAAAAAAGAAAGGGGAACAGCTATTAACTGCTCCCCTACTTCATTACTCTCCCATTATTCTAATTATAGGCTTGTCTAAAGAACTAAGATATTCCTTTTCAAACTTTTCAAGTTCTTCTATATAATCTCTCTGGTCATCTTCCTGCCAGTTAAGATCTCTTTCAAACTCACTGGCAATTCTTGAGAGCTCATTACATGTATCTCCATAGTTACCACACCTCTTGTAGATAGTCTTGTAGAGATCTGCAGATAACATAATCAGAGATTCCTCACGTAAATCTTGATGACTTGTATAATTAAAGAATACCCCACAAACATCAATAGCTTCTGTAATAATAGAGAACTGACCCATAAGAATATCATCCATATTACACTCAAAAGGTGCAGGTTCTGCAGGTAACATTACAGTTATGTGAAGTTCTGTATCATAGGATACTTTCAGCACATCTACATAGGCAGCTTTCTTTTGCCTTTGAAAGTAATATAGAATGGATGGAAGTTCATCTGCATTAAAGTCTGTGAAGTTTATCTCTCCTCCGACATACTGTATAGCCTCAATAAGTTCTTTCATTTCACTCTCTCTTGCTTCCTTATAGAGGACTTTAGTTGCTTTTTTATGAATAGTCATAGTACCAAAATTATTAAGGAAATACATACAGCAGCACTTTATCATCGCTGCTTTCAATCTTATACCACCATTCAAATGGAGGATTGCTTGGCTCATTGACATTTGCACTAAAAACACCCTCTATGGGGTATGTTTCTATGTGATCATCAGGGAACCCAGAACTTTCATTTATAGCCATTAAGACTTCTAAATCTTCAGGAAACTTTTTCAACTCTTCAATAAGTTCCTCCACTGTAATTGTGCCCCCTATTTTCATGCCATTGAAAGTTTGATAGCAAGCTCATGATTGTCACTTGCACCAAAATGTGCCTTCAGTTCATCTACTACACTCTTCTTCTGAAAAGACAACGCCTTCTCAATAGTACTAGGATTATTACCTCTGTACAATTCAATTGAATTTAATGCTTGTTGTGACATATAATTTTGATTTTAAATTAATAGTTTAGTTTATCTTAGTTTTCATTAGTTTGTACTGATAGTATTCATCTTCCATCTCACCAGTACACTCATTGTGCCAAGTGTTTCCAGTAAACCAATAGCAATAGCTAGGCTCATCACCTTTATGCCATTTCTTTCTTACATTATCTTTATATTTAAGTTTATTTTCAATGTACTCCTTACCAGCTGTTCTGGTCTTGAAATTCTTTGACCCTATAAGCTTAAATTCTGAATCTGCATCACCATTTGTATAAGTCTTACAGTGATGTCTTATCTCTACTGTATACATAGTTTAAAATAATTATTTCAACTTGCCAATATCTTTAATTTACTTTATATCTCTCATAACTGAAATGTTTGTTCAAATAAGCTGTGAGTGGTTATATGGTCATTAATGTAGCTTGCTGGATGAGAAAGCTTCAGAGCCTCTGTGATATGATTATATAGGTCAAATGCCCTGAAGTGAGGGTCATCTATATGCCTAAAGTTCTTACTCCCATCAAACTCTTTCTTGATTACTGCCATCTGAGTAATCGTTATTACCTTTCTCATGAAGAATAATTCACCAAGCAGCTTGAATGCATCCTCAGGGCCTATCTCTACCTTCTTAAGCTCATTGAGCTGCCCTACATTGTGCTCAAATGCCTTCTGAAGCATATTGAATCCACCTTCAATATTCTCAATGACATCAACTTCAGTGGAGCTTACGCCATCCTCAAAAGTACCTTTATGAATTCTCTTATATTGGTAATCACCTGATACACAGCCATTTGTACACACCCAAACGATTGTGCCTGCCACAAAAGCAAAACTCATTGACTTGTCATAGGAGTTTCTGAACATCACTTTCTGCCCAAACTCACCATCATCTGCTATAATGTTATACTCTCCAATAACACCTTTGATAAGCCCGTCTTGAGTAGTAGTAACCTTATAATTTTCATTCTTGACAGTCAGCCCTAAATCATGGACTTTAGTATCTATCAAGTCCATTATATAACTATTCGCAAGTGGTGTATATGTGCCATTATTCCAAGGGATTATTGGGGCATTGTACACATCTTCTCTTTTTGCTTTTATTAGTGCTTTCATTTTTCTTCTTACGTTTGTTGCTGGTTTTTAAATCTTTACAATGAGGTTTTGCAGAATATGCATCCCTCACCTTTTGATAGGCTTCATTGGCCATCTTGTCACACTCTTCATTATACTTGACACCACTGTGTCCCTTTACCCACACAAGATTAACACAGATACTCTTATCACTGCGTATCTTATGATACATCTCTATCAAGTCTAGATTTGCCTTGGGATTCTTTGATCGAAGAGCTTTTATGCAATACTCTGAATCAGTATTGATTGTCACATAGGAATGTGCTGGAAGGGCATTGACGATGCTTACTATGGCAAGCAATTCCATTCTATTGTTAGTAGTGCTTATGCATCCTTTAGCTCTTTTTCTCAACACCTTGCCTGTCTCATCAAGGATGATGTAGGCAGCACCTCCAGGTCTGTTGGGATGCATGTTATCCCCAGACCCATCACTATAGGCTATATAATTATTTCCCACATTATAGTTCCTCCATTCTTGGTTCTGGATATATCTCTTGAACCCAACTATAAAACTTTTCTGCCATATCTTCTATATCCTCAATCTTAGTATCATCTTCCCATGAAGTGACTAATTCCATCCTTTCATCTATAGTTCTTGATACATCAATGGTTATTTCAATACCAACTTTGTTCCTCTCTTCTGAAGGTACATTAAATTCTGAAGGCCAATTTCTATGGTCATAGATATGCAGTAGTATCTGATATGCATATCTGTCCTCTTCCCATTTATTGTCATCTTTATGAAGAGGCAATCCTATAACATAATCTTCATGTTTCCAATGTTGAATATACTTACGATAACCCCTATCATAAAGACTCTTTTCCAGTTCTTCAAATTGTTCTACATTCATAGTCAAACAGTCTTAATTTCCCCACAATGAGGGCACTTGTACATGTGTTTTACTACCCTCTTGCCATTAGAAAGCTTAACTACATCTCCTTTATATTCCATATCACTCTTACATCTTGGGCATGAAATATCCACAGAAGAATAATGTATAAGCATTATTCCTGCAATACCTAGTAACAGAAGCATGAATGCAATCCCCATGTTAATCCTCCTTTACTCCATAGATTATCTTCTTAAGTGTATTCTTCAGACTTTCAAGATTAGAATATCCTGATGCATCAAAAGTCACTGTATTCTCTGAAGGATACTTGTTGTAGTAGTCCCTAAGAGTATTATAGAGGTTAATGCTGTCTGTAATATAGTTGTTAGGCAGCGAAAAGTCCTTAATAATTCCAGTCTTCATATCAGTCAATGTTAATCAATACCTTTTCAAAACCAGAGAATTCCAAATCTTTAACCAAACCAGCAATAAACTCAAGCTCTCTAATGCCATCCTTAAGCTCATCAATATATTGCTTTCTTGAAGTATAGTCTAATATATAGTCTTCAAGAGTGTCCTTCGGAAGATTGTCTAGGCTCTTATAGGCAGTAACCATATCATCAAAGCTTTTCTCTGACTTCAAGAGGTCTTCCCTAGCCTTATCAACCACATACTGGGCATCATGAGGAGTAAGCTCTGTGTAGTTTACTTTGTCATCTGCACCTGAATAATAGGCAGGATTTAGATAATCATAGTAATTTTGGTACACATCAGAATTTCTGCTGTAGCTCATCAAATGTATAGGTTCTGACTCTTCAGATTGACCTTCTTTCTTCTTAGGGACTAAATAGAAATTTAAGTAACTGCTCATAGTATTAAATATTAAATTGTTTAAAGTTTAATTGTTAAATGAACATAGTTTTTCCCTGCCCAGCAGAACTGAGCAAAAACATCTGACTCTTCATTCCTCCTTAGGACTTAAACTGCAGGCGGTCAATTTCCTCTATTCATAGAAGACATTTTTTGTTGGGACTCTCACCCTGTAAACCTCACTGGCCAGCTTTACCCCTCAAACCACAGAAAGCTGACACTACAGTCATATATCCTGGAACATTTTCAGGCCTGTAGGAGCATGAGCTTTTAACCTCAGTACTATGTTGGTATCACTACCTGTACTTACTAACCCTACGTCTAACCTTCTATATGCTATGTTTCAAGCCTAGTTAAGGTGATCAGTGCTGTGGCACTGGGCCCATTGTTCTCGGTGAAAAAAGGCCAACCCTATAAAAGAGTTTTCCCTATCAAGTAGTCGCAGGTACTTAACAGGGAATCTCTCGTGAGTTCCCTTAAGTAGATGCAGTACTTAATGTGGAACTCAAATATAGGGTTGGCTTATGCCAGTCTATTTCACTATGTCCTCTGAATCAAGCCTGCGACTACTTGTTTCACACTACAAAGATACTTCAGAGATAATACCTATAAAACACTACTAAAAAACACTTTAAATAAAATAAATGATTTACTTAGATTTCAAGAGGCTATGTTCTCAAAAAGTCTTGAAAACATTGAGTTTTCCATATAGCACATGGAAGATTTTAAGTCTTTGAAAAGTCTTTCTTTGGCTTCCTTCTTAATACCTACTATCCTACCAGTCCTATATGGATTAGTACCACTCTCACCATCCCTCACCTCTATAATCAGTAATCCTCCAGAATCGACTACCTTCTGGCAGTCATCGCAAAGCCCCATATACACATCTCTTGGAGCTTCCTTATCATCCTTTAGCTTACCAAACATAGCAATGCCTATTTCCTTACCACAGCATTCACAGTGGGTAACACTTGGATTTACCCCATGCTTTGGACTTAATTCAATACTCTTACTCATATTTACCCTCCACAGATTTCACATTCATCTTCTGTCCAATTACTGCATTCCTCAATCATAAATTTACACCACTTCTGCTCCTTTGGATTATCAGCAAGTTCAAGTTTACTCTCAAGTTCCTTCTTGAAGAGTTCAATAAGTTGGAGGGGAGTATAGTGGTCATTAGCATGGTACTCATTAGGCCAATCTACTTCAGAAAGGTCATAGTCCACACCTTGCTCCCCATCCCATTCTGCAATATACTGGTCTGTAAATATACCTGTTGTCTTGCTTAATGTTTGGGATACAAAACAGTCAAATTCTTCTGGATCATTCTCTGGCCAATTATACGGTGCATAAGGATCATTATAGGCTCCTGCGGGATAGTAATCTCTGTCTTTCATACTTCTTTCTCCAATCTTTCAATTTCATCGTTAATATAGAATCTTGCTTTCTTGAGGTCTTCAATCTGCTTTTCCCTTGCAGTCATTCCAGACTCAGTTTTATGCCCACTTCTGAGGATATACTTAATACAGTTCCCAAGATCAAAGTTCATGTGTCTGGCAATATCAATGACCTCAATGCCACATTTTTCCTTCAACCAGAGATAATGAGATGGATGTTCAACCCTATTATCTTCAAAGTTGCAGTTCTCAAGTTCACCCATTGTCTGTTCCTCCTTCTTCCAAATACTCATAGTCTACTTCCTTTAATCCTTCTACAGTCATATCATATCCCTGCTTTGCAAGCTCATTTGTCCTATCTAGAGCCTCTGTAAGACTATTAGCCCAGAGAAGTACCTTATACTTAATAGGTTTCTCTGTACCATCATCACCTACAAAGGTATCCTTGAAAGATGCTATGTAAGAGAACTCCCCTGCATATTGTGAAGCAATCTCCTTGATTGGAGACTGCCTGAGGGAAGTGATTTCAAAACTCTCTACAAGCTTGCTGTCCTGCTCTTCAGTAAGAGTTTCAGTAACTTTGAATTCTGCTTCTGAAAAGAACTCCTTATCCGTAAGGAATGTTTCTTGTCTTTTCTTGGTCTTGCCATCAATATTACGGCTTACCTTTGCTTTTACCTCTATTAACATAGTCTTAATTGTTTTAAAGCAAGGCTGCAACCATCTGAGGCATCTTATGCTCAGTGGTCATAGCCTTTACATAGTTAGTACGAAGCTCAGAGAGCTTGTTTATTATCTTTTCTGGAGTCCAGTCATTCTCAATGGGAACAAGAGGTACTCCATTATAGGCAATGTATAAGCTGTTATCAAAGTCATCTAGTGTAATAGTGCTTTCAGCCCTTTGCCAAATATCATTTCTCTGAGAAGCCTTGTGCCTCTCCTTTAGTGATCTAATCAATTCCATAAATAGCGGTTTAATGTACCCAAAACTTCTCAACAGAAGCTTCTGCTGGTATAGGGAGGCTTTTACAGTACTTACCTGCTGCATTTTCCATAATAGTCTCAAGAGTATCAGGAAAATCTTTTACATACTCTGGATAATCACAGTTTATCTCATCATGGACAGCCACACAGATATGGATAATATTAAAATAAGCATTATCCACAATCCAATTAAACAAGGTAGTCATAGCAGATTTGAGTATTATTGCCCCAGTACCTTGAGTTACTACATTCCTTGCAAGCCTATCATATTTGCTAGCCGCTTGGAAATGATGTCTTACCTCAAGAGCCACAGCATCACCTGTTCCTTTATGATTTACCTTAAAATCTTCCCAGAAACCAGGTTCATTATATCTCTTCTGTCTTTCCTTCCACTCATTCCAATCCCACCAGTTAAGCCTATGTCCAGTAGTAGGGTTGATGATAATATAACCATGACTTCTTACAAACTCAGCACCTTTCTTAGCAAATGCAGTCATTCCTTCAAAAGCCTTATCAAGTTTATCTACAACGGCTTGTGCTTCTTCAACAGAGCACCCTGCTGTAGCTGCCAATGTAGGTGCCGCAGCTCCAAACATATATCCAAACTCAAAGCCTTTTACTTTCTTTCTCCATTGAGGAGCTTTCTTCTTAACTTCTGTAGCATCCTTGCAGCCTAATTCTCTGCATTCTTTATTATATACAATCCATGCAAACATATTATGGGTATCTCCAGAACCTTCCTTGAACTCTTTCAAGAATTCCTTATCTTGATATATATCAGCTCCTAGTCTGCTTTCTTCTGCAGAGAAGTCTGCAGACACAAACATATATCCTTCTGGGGCTACAAAAGAGCTTCTGGTAGGCTCATCTGCTGGAAGCTGTTGGAGATTACAATATGTGCAGTCTTTTGGAAGTACCTTATTTGCCTTGGCTAAATCTTCATTAGGCTGCTTTGAGCCACATGAAAGTCTTCCAGATGCTGCACCAAGCTGTTTAAATACAGTATGTATTCTTCCAGTCTTTGGATTAATCATATTAAGATGGCCCTGCCCATAAGTACTGCATACCTTAGAATGTTCCTTATAGTCAAAATATATATTGAGGAACTCATCATTAATTCCCTTTTGACCCTTAAGAACCTTCTCAAGTACACTATCCTTATCTTCACCTGTCTTCTTATCTTGCACAGCTGTATTAAATCCTAAAAGTTTAAAGAATGCTGTTACCTGCGAAGGACTATCCCAATTAATGGTACACTTTGGAGTACTATCAAAGCCTGAGAACAAATCTCCCTGAAGATTTACATAAGTATATTTCTTGTAGATTGGATTAGATGTTACAAATAAATCAAGTTTTTCCTTTGCTACTTTTAAGGCTTTCTGATCATTTTTCATCTTAAGCATCCATTTTTCCCTGTCAAGAAGAATGCCACACCATTCCATATAAGCAAGAGAAGGAATAAAATCACACTCTAACTTTGCAGCATTCAACATATTCAGCTTCTTAAGATCTTCTACCTGTGACCACATTATCTTCTCAAGGTATGTAACATCTCCAGCAGCATAGTTGATTACAGAAGAATCCAAGCCTCTCCAAACAATTTCTCCTCTGACTGTCTTATCAATATTGATATTCAGCCTTCTGTCTGCAATGGCATTAAGTGCATAGGAGATCTGTCCTGCTGGCCATCCAAGATAGATTAACTGCTCTACAATCATGGTATCATATATCTTTCTAAGGATAATACCATAATTGAAAAAGAACTGCAAATCAAATTTTGCATTCTGAAGTATACACAGGGTACTTTCGAGTTTATTTTTATAGAGTTTGATGTTTATTGTAGAGCAATCAACTACAATTCTTGCATCAGCAGCGTCATTGCCAAATTGAACACAGAGGAAGTCACACAAGTGGGCATCCCTTCCTGAGGTCTCTGAATCAAGTTGAATAACTTTCCAATCTTTCATTAGTTGCAAGGACTCCTCAACAGAGATGATGGTATAGTCTTCTCTGTCAAAGAGTTCCTGCTGTTTTGTCACCAAAAATATCATGCTTTGCTATATGCAATCAGCTCGTTGAAATCCAAAATATACTTAAATTGGTTGAAAAAGTTAGAACCAAGAATACCATGAAGTGTAACCCCACTAGCCTTCTTGATATGACCAAATACTTTCTTCATATCATTCTGAAGATAAGCAAACTCATAATCTTTGTTGTTATAGGTTAAGGTTATTAAGCACAAAGGGACAACCTTTTGCTCTCCCTCCATGCCCATAAGAGTATTATGATAGTCGCTCTTTGTATAGTCTATACTGTCTAAGATATTAGTATCAATGATACTGTCAGAAGAGCCTGTATCAAGAAGGAAGTTAAGCTTTTTCTCTCCTTGGTACAATGTTACTACTGGCAATCCAGTCAAATCCATACCACTTTTGAATGACACAGAATTATCTGGTTTCTTAAACAGCTTGTTAATCAGTTCTTTAATCATAATTTAGTTTTTAAAAATCAACATCGTTTTCTTCTGCAATGGCATTTAGATACTCTTCTAGCTGATTGAGGGGTATCTCATCAGCCAATTCTTCAAGAAGCACATCAATGCCAAGTGCATCTTTCAACATCTCAAATTTATTCCAAACTCTTTCTTTCATTTTACATCTGAAACACTTTTCCCAGTTGAACCAAAGCCTCCTCTTTCTAGATTGTTCAAGCTCAGTACTTTCACAAGTTTTACATGAGAACTGAACAGCCACTTGATTTTCTGCCACATAGTAGCTTTCTGAGAGAGTTGTATTCTGAATTGGCAGATTCTGGTACCTTTTGGAATTGTAATATTTCTAGTAGCTACTACAGGCATCTTCCATTCGTCCTTATCACTCTTATAGCTGTTGTCTATAATGCCAAAACCATTAGTTTCCAGTATTCCCCAGTGCTTAAATGTAGAACTTCTTGGTGCAATATGTGCTTCATAGCCTTTTGGTATCTCCATAGCCACTCCAAGAGGCAGCATGGCATAGTTGAAAGACACATCCCTGAATCTCTCAACATCATCCTTGTCTGTCTTTTTCTTATGAAGTGTCCTTGCATAGGGAGCCCTAAGTTTTACATCCTCTGCAAGAGTCAAGTCAAACCATTCACCATTTGCCAATTCCACTGGAAAACATCCAGCAGTTTTCTCCAAAACCTTTATTTCCATCTATTTTACTTACAAGTTAATTATCCAATCTAAAATCTTATATCCTCCTACCAGAGTACACAGTATCAGCCAGCCCATGATAACTACATACAGACATCCAAGACAGCCTGTGTTGTCTCTAAATTGTATATTACGCCTAGTCATACTATTACCTTATGTTTAGAAGCAAAGAATCCATACATCAGAGAATTCCTCTTGAGTACTGCCATTTTAGTGTCAGTAATAGCCCACTTGACAAGGTATGCAAGAGAATTCTCAATCTCTTTTGGGAATATCTGTGCATTAACAAACCTTATAGTGAATCTATATCTGTCCTTACCATAATTATCAGGTTCTATGAAGGCTGCAGTACCATTACCATAAGTCTTCTTTGCATACTGCTTATAGAGCTTTTCAAGTTCTCCAAATTCCTTCAGAAGCTCCTTAGATAGATTCTTTACTACAGAGTATTCTCTTCTGTCTTTACTATACATAGTCTTAAATATCTAATTCCCAGATTATCTTATCTAAAAACTCAGGTTGCCAAGGACCATCATCTCCGAGTATTCCTGTAAAGGTACAGTTGTTAAGCTCTACCATGAATTCCTTGATATTCTTAGGTCTCATCTGGAACACCATTCTTAAGGCTTCCTTCTTCTTGCCTGTCAGCCATACTTTACACAGCAATTCAAAGTAGTCCTTTACTTCATACTCTTCGCATAAGCTAGCTAATGTCCTTCTTCCCATTATGACTTCAGTTTTAAACAGTTGATAGTATTTACTCCATCGATGGATATTCCATTTGGTACTCTTGGTCTCAAGTCAAGATAGCCTCTTAGCTCCTTGCCAATTACATAAGGATCTCTGTACTCCTTGCCTTCTTCATCTACAAGTGTTCCATAGAATTGAGTCAAAGGAAATTCCCATACAAGAGGTGTAAGGGTATTCTTATTTACTACTATGAACTTATAGTCAGCAAGCTTAAACTCCTTGAAATAAGGGTCATTTAGCATATTGGCCCTGATTATTCTCCAATATAGCCTTGACTGAATCATATAGTTGAATTGCTCAAAGCTTTTCTCAAAGTTATACTCAGGCTTTCCAGAGGTCTTGAGGTCTATCGGATAGACTATCTTATCCTCATAATCCACGCAGATTAAGTCGGGCATGCATCTGTAACCTATGCCATCAACAATAGCTTTGAACTTTAGTTGATAATACCTTCTCACAGGAGAAAACTCATCGTCCTCTGCAAAGTAGCCAGAGGTTGCTGGAGATTCCCTGAGAGCCTTAACCATGTTGAGAGCATCATTGTAGGTATTAGTATCAATGATAGTCTTGTCACTGTGCAACATAGCATTATAGTACTCTGCAATATTACCTGTCTTCAGCACTTCCCTGTATCTTACTTTATCCCACTTATCAGCCTTCCAAAAACCAGCCACTTTAGCTGCAGCAGATACTACCTGCTCTGGTATCTCTTCAAAGGAAAGATACGGAAGATTCATTGACATAAGCTGCTTACACGTATCAAGACCTCCATCAGTTATATTGATATCTAGTACTTGAAATCTCTGATTGAATTCATCCCAGCCTCCAGTGATTATTGAATCTACAGCAGATCCTAGTGTTAATGATGGAGTGTCAAGCTTGTCAAATAAATGGTCAAGTCCATCAAAACCAAGTCTTTCATAGGTAGAGAGTGTAGAATAGCTTAAAAATGGATCTGCACGGTAGGTTTCTTCTGGAACTTGCCAGCTAATATCCTTTAATTCCTTCTCAATGGTCATGACTGCTTTCTCCTTTCAACATACCACTTATACAAAGGCTCTGCAGCATTGTAGATATCCTGCAGGGCATTCATCTTGATAGGAAATATCTCATTAGGGGAAGTCTTGCTTCTCTTCTCAAGGTCATTGAACTCTTCCTCTATCACTGGGAGGAAGTCATGGAGATACTTAACGAACTTTTGGATTTTTTCGGTGGCATTGCCTACCTTAGAATAGCTGAAAGGCTCGTTAAGGTCTGTTCTTTTGTACGTCTGAATACTCATAATGTCTTAATTTAAGTTTTTAATGATTTCTATAGCCTGCAGAAGCTGTTTCTTAGAGTATATCTCAAAGAATATACTCTTAGGTTCATGCTCTTCAAGCCATGCCCTAAATAGTTTTTTGTAAAGAAAGTACCTATCTGTCTCAAGGCCCTTCGATTCTATGATTACAAGATATCCTTTGTATTCAAATACAAAGTCTGGTGTATGCTTAATGCTTATCATCTTCTTATCGTTAAGCTTCAGCATCCTTGACACCTTGTCCTTGTCATAAAAGGGAACAGTAGGCTTCATACCTTCCCACAGAGTAAAAGTCCTTGGCTCATACTCTACAGGAAAGCCTGCTTCCTTCAGAGTAACATAGGTCATCTTTTCAAGCTGTGACTTGAACTGAATTCCCTGATACTCCAAAGGATGGGCATTCTTTACCTTCTTATTTTCCTGCTGACTTTTTGACATCCTTCTTAGGCTTTGCTTCTACCAACTCTATCAAATAGGCTACCTTCTCTAAAAGATGCATAAGCATATCCTTCATATCCTCCTGATTGCCAAGGATATCCTCAATAGCCTCTTCAAGTTCAATGTCTCCAAAGTCAAGAGTATCTGTCTCTTCTTCATCCCCTTCAACTTCTCTTACTTCAATGATGTCATTTTCCAGGAGAGTATCTACAAGCACAGGAATAAACTTGCAGTCTAAATGATGATGGGTAGTCTTGCCCTCTTCATCCTTACTTGAGAAATCCAACACAATCTGGTCTCCAAATTCCAGTACATCATCTGTACCCTTCATAAAATACTTTTCCATAACTCCTTTATTTTATAGTTAATATTCTTTGTACCATTCTATCTTACAGCCATTCTGCTTTAGCAGGATGTCATTCACCTCATTCCAGATGTCAGAGGGCATTCTGGTATGGGTTCTTGCATAGTAGGAAGGGTGTCTTATCCTGATAATATGATTTGAACTTTTATCTATGAAGGGTTCAAATGATTGGGCTTGGCTGCCCATCAAGATATACACTATTCCTGTAGTTTGTCTGGATAGATTAGTAAGAAAGGATTTTATGAAATACTTCCACAAAGATATATGTGAACCAATGATTCCTTTCTCACAAGAAAGTGCTGTATTTAGTAACAACACCCCCTGCCTTTCCCACTCTTCCAAACTCTGGTCAAAGTTAACTATTCCATGAGGAATGGTAAAGTCAATAACAGATTCCCTTAGAATCTCTAATGAAGGGGAGATTTTAGCTTCTGGAATATCTGGAGAATTAGCAAAAGCAATACCAGTTGCCCTAGGTTTTCCATCTATATAGTCTGGATATGGATCCTGCCCAAGTATTACCACTCTTAATTTCTCAAGAGAGCATAGTTCAAAGGCTCTATACATATCTCTTGGCATAGGGCAGACAGACACTGGGGAAGAAGCCAGAAGCCTAGCCTTATATTCTGCTTCCTTTATGTCTATCACCCTACACCAATCTCCAAAGTATTCTTCGATAGTCATTAAATATCCTTGATGAATTTTCTTGCAACTTCAAGTAATTTGTCTGAGACAGTCTTATAGTCAGAATAGCTTTCACGATCTCTGATAACAACACTATATTCAGGGTTTTTCTCTGGACTCATTATACCATCATAAAGAATGGTCTTCACATACTTGGAATCAAAGCCATCCTTATCTGTATATGGGATAATACAACCAGCATAGTCATACTGGGCAACTCCAATAGGAAGGTATGCACATGTTCTGATTTTACCATACTCTGCTGAAGCCCAAGGCACTGCAACTACATCAACTGGATTTACCAAGCATACCAAGCCTGTATCACCAAAATAGTGTTGCTGAAGCCAGCTTGTACCTCCTATATGTAATCCACTACTACATTCCACACCGCTGTCATTGTTACAACTACTTCTAGGAATGGAAGTTACACATCCAATCTTAATGGTAGTTGAATGGCTATGATGGTCTGTATAGATAGTGTCCTCAGGAGTTTCTCCAAGATACTTGACATCTACATTCCTATAGCCTACAAACAATCCAGATTTAGATATCACCATACCCCATTTATTCAGGAATTTAAACAAATTCCTTCGTACAACTTCATCAGGATTGAGAGACAGAAGAGTCCAGAAGTTTGCATAGGTCTTTATGAGTTCATCATCACCGTTCTTCTCTGCTTCAAGAATCCTCTCAGCAAGCTCTGGAGGAAGTGACAATGGAGATACATTCTTCCAATACATGCTTACTTCATCACCTCTCTTCACAATTTCAAGTATCTCAGAAGACTGTGCCTTTTCAGTGACTTCTACAAAGTAGGTTCTGTAAGCATCTTCCTTGTCAGGCTCTTCAGGAATAAGAAGATTTATAAGCTCAAACTCATTATCTTCCTTCTGAAATTCCTTTACTTTCTCAAACATTTCGTCAGTACAATCTGCTGTCTGAATAACTCTTCCGTCAGAAAGTACTGCTGTCAAGCTGTTCTTACATCTTATTATTCTCATATTTCAAAGTTTTGAAATTATTTCTTCTATCGGTCTGATTTTCTCCCTAAGCAGCTTAGCACAACATTTTAAGTCAAGTCTTATCTTCTTGGATTTTATCAATTTGTACCAGAAAAGGTCACTATTATAGCCGTAACAACTGTTTATAAGGTCTATGTATGACTTAACACGCTTGTAGGCACCTATTATCTGCTTGTCATAGTTCTCCTCTGGAACAATATCAAGGATGGACCTGTCCATACTGCTTCCTGGACTATATTTCTCACTCATTCTGTTAAGATACTTGAAATCTTCCACAATATCTTGTGGTATCATGTAGAAATATGACTCTGATACATAGCCTTGTGAACGAAGATATTGTATAGTGGCATACCTGCAAAGATGCTTGTCCGTAGGTGAATAGATACTTTCAACAGGCTTTACCCATTTAGGGAATAATCCCTTCTCTGCAAGCTTATAAGCACCTTTTGCAAGCTCTACTACACAAAGATTTGGGTATTTTAGTCTCATAAGACTGGTTGTGAAAGGACTATTCAAAGGAGCATATACTATTCTAAGTTTCCTATTGGACCACTTTAGCTTTCTTATCAGCATGTCTACCGTTCCAGTATATTTCTCTTCCAAAGTACCACCATTATAGATATGAAAGATATATTCAGACTTATCCTTCATGTTCTGGAAAGAAGAGACTTCTCTGTTATCCTTCTTATACTGCTGGTATTCTTCACTGCCTATAATATCCTTCTCCTCAACATATTTCTTATAGAGATTAGAGAGTTCCCTTATTACCTTAAAGAATATAGGTGTCATGGAAGTAGCACACAAAGTGCCACAATGTTCCCTGTGCAATGCCTTAATCCATCTTAAGGTAGGTTTAATCTGGTGTGTGATAAACACTTTGTTAAACCCATAGGTTTCTCTGATGAATCCGTCTATATACTTTCCACTAAAACCTGCGTAACTTGGAGCAGCTATGATTTTCCAACCATCCCTAGCACGGTCAAACAACTGTGAAATACGTAGCTTTGTATAACTTTCACCTCTTCTCACAGAGCTTCCATCATAAACAAGAAAACCATTCACAAACCTATTATAGAATGTCTGAACTATTAATCTCACATCCTTTGAAGGAAAGCCCTCAAAGCCGTTGTACTTGAAATTGTACGGAAGCCTTCTGCTCAGATCTATAACATCTTCATCTAAATGCAATATGTTATAATAGTGGTTACATATATCATCCGCAAACTCTATGAAGTCCTTCTTTTCACTACTGCACTGTATATTCCAATACTCAGTAAGTTCTGCAATAGTAGCTTCAAAAGCCTTTGTAAGTGCTCTCTTAGTTCTCTCTGAATATAACAGTTCCTCTCTGTTTGGAGTAACATCTACACTGCCAATCTCTACACATGGGCGTACTGTGTTAAAGGTGTCTTTCCAAGAATCATTTACAGTATCTGAGGCAATTTGTGAGTAGTCTACAGGATAGAGTATATCTCCAACCAACACACCAAACCTATCAGTATAAGAGCTGAACCTTCCGTTTACTATGCAAGTCTTGAAAGTCTTATATGCATGGATTTTCCTTTTATTGAAATCCTCTGTATCTGATGTATTATAATACAAAGACCGTCTTTTATCTTCAATGTAGATATTCTTGATGAATGTCAGACATCTGAGATCATCTGGTGCTATCTTATCAGTGTAAGGTATCTTTACTTCTACACCATTCTGCTCATCAGTATCCTTCTCAAACAGCAAATCTATATGAAGTTGGTCTATGTCCTTATTCATCACATAGTAATAAGCCTTACCATTATAAAAGCTTGTAACATTAGCTAAGTCACTGACACTCAGGCAACTAAAGCGACCAAGACCGAAAGACCCTATATATTCATTACTTTCTCTCTTGGTAGAACTTCCTATGTTTATGTAAATCTGCTCAAATCTCTCTGGGGATATGCCTGTACCAAAATCCCTGATTGCAATATCCTTGTCTGTAATGGTAATTATAATAGGCTCATCTACACCAGCTTCTTTGTGCGAATCTATGGCATTGCTTACAGTTTCCCTCAGGAAGGAAGACATTGGGTGAGAATAAAGGTTTGATGAAAGGATGGTAACAATGTGATTGATATTCCTCTCATCTATGCTTACTTTATATTTCTGTACTTCCCCAAGTACAGCTACTTCACTTTCATCTCTTTTTATTATCATCTTATGTCAATTTTAAGTAATAAAAAGGGGATGCACCCACACAGTACACCCCCTTCAGTCATGGCAACAATCAAAGTTTTGCAAGCAGGGAATCAAGATTTCCTGTATCCTTCAGAATACCAAGGAATGCAAGGCATGCTCCCTCAAGAGTATCTACAGACTCTGTAACAGGAGTTTTTGCTTCCTTAGTATTAGCATCCTCATAAGTGCTGATTACATGTACAAGCACTTCTGTGGAAGTCTGGGTAAAGTTTTTACCCGATACTTTCATAACTGCATCTTGGAGATTATACTCCTTAATCTTCTGATAAGCTTCTTTTCTATCCATAGTACTATGTTTTAAAAGTTATTAGTTCCAGTTAGCTGCCTCGTCATACATTGGTTCTGGTGTAGGCACTTTGTCTACATCAAAGTCACTGCCTGCTGTGGGCATATCCTGTGCCTCAAAAAGTGGATTCTGTGCATTCTTGAACTTCTCAAACTCTTCTGGATTCTCAATGAAGTGCATGCACTGCTCTGAAGTAAGCTCAAAGCCACAAGCCTTCTTAGAGGTAGTCTTAGCAAAGATATCCATAGCATCAATCTGCTCATTAATCATCTCAATCTCTCTCTGTGCATCCTTCATCTTCTGCTCAGCCTTCATTCTCTTGTTAATCAAAGGCTTTACATTCTGATAACTACGCTTGATAGCTGCTGTCATAAACACGTCCATTCCAAGGACATTTAACTTCTTTTCTGCCATAATGTTTTAGTTTTAATTAGTTGAATAGTTTTTCTAGTTGTTTGAATTGTTCTTTATCTTTAAGTGATTTATAGTAGTCACTCAAATCTTTCTCAGCTCCTAAATCAGGCACCACATTAATAAAGCCTGTCTTTTCTGCCAGTTTTTTGCCATCCTCAAGACCTGGGGCATCTGTATCAAAGCAGATAAACACTTTCTTGTATCTTCTCTTTAATTCATTTACTGCTGTATCAGACATCCCATAGCCTTCTCCTTGTAGGCATAGTGTAGGTATATGAAGATTACACGATAGGCAAAGCGCATCCTTCATAGAAGAGCATAGTACTACCCTATCACCATATTCAGGTATCTTGGTCCACAGTCCTACTATACTGGCATCCATCTTAGAACACCACTTGAAGTCTTTGGAATATGGCTGATAAATCTTGATTGAAAGTCTTCCCTCTTTCTTCTCTACAAAGACATAGGCAAGTTTGTCTGCTGGAAAGATATAGGTTTTCCCTTTATCATGGGGATTTTCCTTCTTAGTGACAATCTTATGGCTGATAGGCAGTATTCCAGCATACTTTAACCATTGCTTCTCAACACCATAGTCAGCCCAATATTTATAATCATAGTCCCTCCAAGGTCTTACTGCCACCTGTATCTGGGTAAGAGTATCTGCCTCCTTTCTGGTCAGAGTCCTAATAGCTTTAGGTTTAATATCTATAGCATCCTTAGCTATAAATAGGCTGCATATCCTATCCAAGCACTCCTTGAATCCACAGCTCCAATAAGCACAAAGAAAATCCAGCAACCCATAATGTTCCTTTGTTGCATGGTCTTTCAGATATACATGCCCACCATTACTTACATAGATACTCAGTGAAGGCTTCTTGTCTACCCTAAGAGGTGAGCATATAAGACAAGGAAGGGACTTAATTTCAGGGAAGACAGAGGCTATTACCTCTGCTTCACTGTACTTGTTGAAAATCTCTGCTTTAGATATACTTGAGGAAGTCTTACCTATAACCATAAGATTATCATTTAGAAGGGTTAGTTATTCAGTTTTTATTCCCAAGGAAGATCACTGCCAGTATCTTCTGAAGCTGTTGGCACATTCTCCAGAGGAGTTGGCTGTATGGTATACTCTGTCAAAGGCTGTACCTTATATTCTGTTGTTGCAAATGAACCATTAGCCTTAGAGTCTGCCAGCCTCTTTGCTAATCTCTCTTCTGCTGTTGCATTAGCATTATTGCGAAGGAAGAACTGCTCTCTTGTGCAGATTGTCTGATACTGCTTGTTATCATCGGTAGTTCTCACACCATACAGCAGTTTGACCTTATTGTTAGGCTGGTATGCAAGAGCTTCTCTAAGCTCAGAGAAATCACCCTTGAAATAATCCTTAATGTGCTCTAAGGTAAACTTGCCTTCTGCAGCCTGAGCTTCTGGCTTTCTTACCCACACACCATTCTTATACTCATAGGCACTCTTGACACACAAGAAGTTCTTCAGAAAATCAACCAAGGCACACTCACCTACACAAGCAATGCGATAGTTTGTAGAGATTCTCATTTCAGTACCATTCGCATTCATCAGCTTCTTGTGGTTCTTTACATCCTCAGTATCAGCCCATACAAAGTCACCATACTCATCAATAACCTGCACTTTGGTCTGGTCCTTATTGTAAGCAGCAGCACTACGCAAGGTAAACATCAGGCGATTGGTAATCTCAATACCATTATTAGCTTCTGGGTCAGTTCTTACAATGAAGGTAATCCTTGCCTCTTTGCCATTATCAGTATCAACTACATATTCAGGCTCATTGGCACTCTCAAAACCCATCAGCTCATCAAGCTGCTTCTTATTTGGGTTTACTGCCAGCACCTTTGAACTGGCAAGACCTACATACCTCTTGAAACCTTGAGTCTCTGTAGATTCCTGAGTGCCACCAATTACAAGAAATGAATAACTGTTCTTTAACTCTTCCATAATTTTAAATAAATTAAATTGATTATAATTAAACGATTAATTTCTTCATGCTCCTAAGACAGTAACTTCATCCTCACTCGGAATGGTAATGATATACTGTTTCTTAGCTTCATCATAGGACACAATGCTTGTAGGCAAGAACTTGGTAGTCTTGGTAGGATTACCCTTATAGTCTATTCCTGGTTCTACTACCTTCTTGATAAGCTCATCAACACATACACCAAGCATATTCTCAACACCTTCACTAAGTGCATTAATTTGGTCGGTATATTCATCATACTCCTCTTGAAGCTTATCAATCTTAGCCTTTACAATAGCTCTTCTGTTCTCAATAGGGCTACATGCCTGTGCCACTCTCTTCACAGCCTGAAACTGTGCTATAGATATTCTCTTCTCCATAATTACTGCTTATCAAGGAAAATCTGTGACATATCTACTTTAAGATTTCCATCTGGGTCAGACTCTGCTACTATAAAGGTTTTCTCTCTCAGATGAAGAGGTCTTGAGCCTCTGATAGTATTATCTCCACCTTTAAAAGTAAGCAAGGTCTTATTATCTTGTCTTGATACATACCCAATAGCATCAGCTTCACCACAGATAATATCACCAGTCTTACCAGCCAAGTCTACAGCCATCTCAGTAGTCTCTTCCTCATTCTTCTTGATTTGCTTATCCTTCACATGACATACAAGGATAAGAGTATCACAAAGAGGTCTGAACATGCCTACCATTTCCTTAAGAGCGTTCCTCATGTAGAGATAACCAGCACCGTTTGGGAGCTGTCTTACATCAGCTTTTGGATCTGGTATACTCTTTCCATTAGCATCCTTAAGAATATTCCCAATCTTATCCTTCTTAAATCCCCAAGAAGCTCCCATTGAAGTTTGGCGATATAAAGCTGCAGCATAGGGAAGTGACATCTCTTCAAGTCTTGTAGCATTATCAATAGTGATAAATCTATAGAAAGGCTTTCCATCATTTTCCTTATTCTTCTTTTCAATAGCACTCTTAATGTTAAAAATATCTGCAGCATTTCTTGCCTGTACACACATTACATCAAGAGACCTATAGCCATCTTCCAAATCAATGATAAGATTATTATCCAAAGATGCCATAAGAGATGACTTACCACTCTTAGGCTTACCAAAGAGAACTAACAATCTTGGATTGTAGTCAGTTGCTTTCCTACGTTCAGTAGGCAATACAATTTCACTCATTTTAAAACTTCTACTCTTTTAATTGTTATGGACTACAAATATACCCATGAGAATATTCATAGGTAACTTGCTTTTAATTACTCTAAAAACTTTGAAGGATTTTACTTAGGACTTTCAAGTTTTAAATCTTTCTGTGCTTGTCTGCTGTCAAGAAACTCTGCATATTTATAGTACTTTTCAAGAGCTTCTTTTTCTTCTGGGGTTGGTAATTCTTTAAATGTACTTGTAGCACCATCAAAGAATAAAGCTGTGAAACACCCTCCAGCTCCATAGTCTCTGTCTTCAATAACTTCAAAGAATCTGCAATAATCTTTCAAACGTGAGATATCATACCCTTTATAGATTTTCTCTCCAGTTTCCTCAAGAAATTTAGCAGGCTTATAAAGTCCCATTAAGCAATTTAAATCTCTTGAAGTTGTCTTTGCATCTCCTAAACCATCGGCAGTAGGCCTCATTCTACCCAGTTTGATATTTTCTATGCCTTCTTGTGCCTGAGCTTGATGTTGAATAAGTACAAAGATGTAATTAAGCTGTTTCTTAGCAAGTATGCCATCTTTTGATACCTTTTCTATAGCTTTCTTAGGAGTCTCACAATCTTTCTCAGTTGATATATTAGCCGCATTATCAAGTATGATTATTCTATACTCATCCTCATCATCCTGAGTATAAGGCTTAATAGGGTCAAGCTGTCTTTTGTCCTCGAAGTTATCACTGGCTACATCATCATCTCCCTCTAAATAGTTGAAATGCCCATGTTCTAAAGCATATTTCCTGTAGAATTTTCTGATGCCAGTTGGATTCTTGTCAGTATCATTGAATATAACCATATCTTCATACGCTCTGATATACTTTTGATACCTTTCAGTCTCAAGTAAATCATATATCCTAGGATCACAAGGGTGGTCTACATTCCTAAGTTCTCTTGTATCAATATGTATCTTGTCAAGTCTGTACAGCAGATGGCACAAAAACTCATTGTACTTTTCTTTAGCAGACATTTCAAGGGAAAAGTAAAGAACTTTTACTTTTAATTCAGGGTGTTCCATCATATAGAAAAGAGGCTCATAAACAAATATATAGTCTGCAAACTTGCTCTTTCCAATTTTTTGATTTGCGGTGATAATCAAGTATTTACTCTGCTCAACGCCAGGATACACCTTTCTAAATCTTTCAAAAGGAAAGGGCAGACAGTTGTATTTACCTTCTAATATCCTCTCTCTTCTTTTCTTATTTTCCTCTTGAATCTCCTGAAATTTACTCATGATTCCTTCAGCAGTTTTTCCAAGTGACTAAGCTCAGTAGTCAGTAGTCTCTTATACTTGTTATAGCTTCTGTTCAAACTGGGCTTGTTGAATTGATAAATAGTATCCACTGGAGACTTGCCTGACAGAAGCTTTGAATAGTAAACACACAACCTCTTACTGAGCCTAAGCATAAAATCATAGAGCTTAATTTTTGCTCTGGCTTCTGCAAGCCTTGCACCAGTTTCAAGATTAAATTCATCTTCACTGTTACAAGTAGCTATTCCTATCACAGTAATAGTGTAGTCTCTGAACTCTATACTCTTGCATTTGAAAATCCAATCCCACATCTCTAGTGGAATCACACCTAATGGCACTTGCAGTATACCATTCAGAGTTACTTTTACTTCATTAAAGCTGACTCTCTGTACTCTTTTTGCAGGGTCAGACTTCGTACCTTTAAAACTTACTTTCAGCATATCAATAGAATAAAAAATGCATGTAATCATTGTTTGGATCAGAAGCATCAAGATATTTCTGCATGATTTCTATCATTTTTTCTACAGAGTACCCAAGAGGCTCAAGACTTTCAAGAATATCCTCTTTTTCCCCTTCATCAAGAGAATCTATCGTCTTAAGTTTTTCTATGCCTTCTTTCCATTTCTTCTTAGACTCTTCAAATTCCTCATCATACATATCACTATTGTCTATACCAAGACAATAGAGAAAATCATGTAGTTCATAGATCTGCCAGTTAAAATACTCTAAATTGGCATAATCTACTTCATATTTCTTTGCTACATGTAGCCTATTTCCCATATTCAAATCATTTTTGTAAACCAATCATCAGAAGTGGTAACAACCCGCTGTCCTTCCTCCTTATTTTCAAGGAAAGTTTCTAAATCAGATACTGGCTCTACATATCCAGTGCCATCTCCTTTAGGCTTAACATCATTTTTCCAAATAAAATACTTTGCAAGACGCATCTTTCCATTATAGTTACCATTAAATGAAGCTACATACCTTTTAGTAGCATCTATTATATCATCATCGGTGACATTGTTATAAGAACTATTCTCATAAAATCTTTTCAACGCTCCTTTGATTTCAGTCTTATTACATCTATAATAGAAAGCAGTCTCTCTTCCAAACCTATCTCTCATCTTCTGTTTGGGGAAACACTCTTGAATTCTAATCGCTAATGCCAGCAGTTCATCATCAGTCTTTTCTATCTTTCCAGAAGAATCGCACAAAATCTCATCAATAACTTCAGACCAATGTTGTGTAACATAGTATTTGCCATCCTTAAATACCAGCACTTCCCTCTTGAGAAGATTGTCTAGAGTCTTTTTCAAATCATCGGCCTGCCTGACTGCAAGAGCTATCAGAAACTCTTCTGCAGTCATTTTATGTTTTCTGCAGGCCTTATCATCAATAGTAAACTTCATAGTTCCTAATCATAAAAGTCATCATAGCCATCATACATTTCATTCTCCTTGCTGAGGGATATAATGAACTGTATGAAGTATCCAATCGTAATTGTTAGTACAAATAAGCCTATTAGTACCAACACCAACACTCCCAAAATCTTAAATACCAATGACATATCAAATCTCCTCTACTGAATGAATAGTTCTTATATACTTCTTGTCAAATCCTTCGGTAACCTTCTCTATAAGCTCCTCTTCTCTTGTGCCTGTATAGTAAGGCATAATGATAACAGGTGACTTATGTCTTAATGATCTACCTATTCTCTGGACCTGTACAACCTCTGAAGCAGGCATATTAGCAAAGATCGCATACTTACAATCTACAAGGTTTGCATTCTCATTAAGAATGTTCACAGCAGTAATATGCCTTAGTTTCTTCTGGTTGAACTTCTCATATACATCATCAGATTTAAGATTCTTAGAATGAATGCAGTTCTTACCAAGAATCTCACACTGCTCAATAGTCTTACAGAAAGTAATAGTACGATATCTATCCAACTTCTTTAGAATACTAAGCACAAGATTATTCTTCAGAGAGGACAGGTACTCTAGTCTCTTGCCACAATGATAAAGCCATATAGTTTCCAAGGCTTTAGACCTTTTTCTCATATAGGCATTCTTTTCGCTAAGTATCTGAGAGTTTATTTCCATTAGTTTCTGCTTTGGGGTACACTTTACAAGGACTTTTACTTTCTTCTGAAACTTATACTTCCTGATGTCCTTATAGTCTATCTCCACAGCAGGGCCAGAAACTTTTGGATTGAGTACCAAAGTCTCAGTAGCAGCAGTATTATCAAGGGTAAGAGGCATCAGCACTATCTCTGGCTCTGGAAGTATCTCATCTTCTATAGCCTCAATGATATCACATGAAACAACCTTAGAGTGATACTTATACCTGAAATACTGCTTGAGATTTCTTGGTATGGTGGCACTAAGACCAAGCATATAGCCATAGCCTACAGTACTGAATAGCTCAAGCCTGAGGTCAGAACCTACATGATGTACTTCATCCATCAGGAGTATGTCAAATTTCTTTCCTTGATACTTCTTGAGGGATTCATAGCACTCGATGGTAACATCTGCATTTACTCCTCCCCACTTCTCCATCTCATCTCTCCAAGTCTGCTTATGAACTCTCTTGGCTACCAGCAAAAGCATAGTAACCTTCCTATTCTTGTAGTAGGGAGAAGCAGCAAGATAATTTACTATGTCAAGTGAAAGCTTGGATTTACCATACCCTGTAGGCAGCTCAAGTAAGATACTGTTGCTTTTACCAAGAGCTTTTAAGCACTCATTATAAACTTCTTCCCTAGTCATGCATCAATAACTATTTTAATAATCTTATCTGCCCTATCAATGCGAATACCTAAAATATCATACTCTATTGGGTTGTCATGGTCATCATACTCTGCAACAACTGAGACATCATAGTCATCACACTTACCAGCAGGTAATAATTCAATCAGTTCTTCCAGTGTCATAGTCAATAGAATAAAAATTGAACATATTTCTCATCGTCAGGAGCACTCTGACAATCATCATCCACCACATTACTCAGCTCATAGATACAGTCACTTAGTGCATCAAGATACTCTGCACTGTATGTACCTCTGTCATTAAGCCTGTTCTTCCATTTACTGAGCAACAGGTTTATATCCTTAGTCTGTACCATATCAGCCAATAATGTTTTGAATAATCTTAACCAACTTATTCCAAATACTGGCAGTACTTGATACTCCCATACCATTCTTCCTATTGCTGCTCACATGCTTTGGAGATGCAGTAAAGAAACACATATTAGCTGGATCCTTGGATACCTTTGCATACCAATGGGCACCTACTGCAAGCTTTGTTCTACCAGTTTGCTCTGCAACAATCAAGAAACATTTACTGAGGTTTTGAGGGAAAGCCTTAACCTGACGCAGCAGAAGGTCATCTTCCTCTGCAGTCCATCTTCTTACATTCTTCATTATTTAAAAGATTAATTATTTAATATGCCCTAAGGCATGGTTAATTGTCAAAAGAAGCTCCCCTATTTCACAACAGAGGAGCTCAATTTATTTGTTAAACACTTAATACTATACACAATCACCTTCACAGGCAATGAGTAATCTCGCTTTCAGGAAAAAAGAAAATGTCTTACGATACTGAGAATAATTAAATAAACCCTGAAAGCCATCATCCTAAAACAATCTTAACTAACAAACAACACACATATTTAACTTGTGATCCCACCAAGACTCGAACTTGGGTCTAAAGTTTAGGAAACTTTTGTTACTATCCACTGAACTATGGGACCTTGTAATAAAATCCCCACTATTTTCACAAACTGTGGGGAGTAAACTAACTCAAATATGAATCATTTCAACGTATCCTTCAACAAAGATAAATCTTATGCTTTTAGAATAAAATAACCTAAGAAATCTACTTAGGCATCCAGTTTCCTAAGGAGTGACTTCACTTTATTATGAATTAGCTCTCTGAGATCATCTGAATAATCCCCAAAAGCTATTTGATAAGCCTCATTGGTACACTCTGACATATATTTCATTTGAGCCTTAGCCTCCTTACCAAGCTCTACGAACTTATCATACATGTATATCTTATGAGTAGAATCATACTTGTGTACAGTCTGATTTAAGTCCATTACCTCTGATTCTATAATATCAGCCAACATGATGATGGTATTACATGCTACTTTAGTCAAATATATATCTTCTGCAGACATCTCATTGTACATGTCCTTCATTGACTTATTGGCTTTCAGAAGCTTCTGCACAACATCATCTTCTATTTTGATTATAAACTTTTTAAGCTCTGCCGCTCTCACATAATTCCCTTTTCTTATTGCATCTGATTCTCTATCTCTTAGGGATTTCATCTTAGGACTTTCATTAAGAGCCTTTGCAACATCTTTCTGAAGATACTCTGGCAAATCACTTATCTGCATTTTGATTATCCTTTTAATGGTTTAATGTTAATAGTTACCTTATATCTGTAATGAGGACCATTAATCATATCTTCAAGCAAATAACTGTATATCTCCTCTCCAATAGCCTTACAAGCTTTTGGGTTATTACCTTTGTCCTCTTCTTCATACACACTGCAGGCAGCATCTTCTGGTGTGATTACCACTCCATTGTCTGCAAAAGTCAAAGTATATTCAATCTTTTCCATTTATGATTTTACCAATTAAATTAGCTATTATCAGTATTATTAGAAACTGTATCATTTCTTAATAAAATATTCCTCCTTACACTCACTCCCATCAAAGTATGTCTGATAGGGGTCTTTATTAGTCCCAAGCTGCCATCTAAGACACTCTAGCCTTAGAGGACAAGCATCATAGGTACATGCTGCTATATCCTCGTTGTGATATTCTTTCATCATCTATTCCATTTAGAGTTATCTATTTGCTCTTGAGTAATATTAGCCCAACCATTATCCTTAGCTTCTTGCATTAATGATACAAGTTTTGAAGGTAATTCTTTCTTAGTACCACACCATAAATCTATTACTTTACTTCTAAGAAGCATAAGTACTTTTGTTTGGCCTTTCTTAAGTATTTCTAAGTATTCAACATGAGTCTTAGCAATATCAGCAAAACTGATTTTATCTTCTAACATTAATTTTAATATGTAGTATTCTATTACTTCTTTAGGAAGATTTTGTAGAGCTTTATAAAGTTCATCCATATCAGTTTAATTAGATTTAGTCTGTAAATTATTGATAACACTTTCTAAAGAATCTATAATATCTTCTACTGGTAAATGAGAGTATTTTTCAATCAGTTTATCAAGCTCTGCTTCAAAAGCATCTATGCTTTCAAGCTCATTTAGAAATTCTTCTGCTGTTTTCATATTTATATTATATTAGTTAAAGTATACATTAAAGCATTTTCCATACATTTATCATAGTTGTCACATGCACCGCTGCTTGCTATTAATGTGCCACCAACTGTACATACTTCCCAATGCCATCCTACTGGTGTTACATGAACTTCTACAGAATAACCTTTCTTTCTAATCCATGCACAAGCCATTTGATGAGTTGGAGCAGAATAACATAAAAATTCTCTTTCCTCTAATTCAGAATTTGATATATTCATCCATCCATTTACAATAAAAACATCATTATTTTCGGAATCATAAAAACATTCACAGGGTTCATCAAACCCTTTCTCTTTCAGCAGCTTGGATACTTCATAGCTGCAATATGCTTCTTTTATTTCTTCCATGGCTCAGAACTTGTTAAATTCATTATCAACATTTTCTATATCTTCGCCTTCGATAAATATGAAACTACGGCCATCTGAAGTCCTAATTCTAAGGCATGGTTTACCTTCTTCTGTTAACAGTTTTGCTACATACGTAATTTGATGTAAATTGAACTTGTATTCTCTCCTATCTATGGGTTTGATATAAACAAAATTTTCCATTTCTTTTATATTATCAATATATTCTGTAATAGTCGGCCCAACATCTTTGAACTGCTCCACTTCCTTCCATGCTTGCTCTAATTGCTCTGGAGTAGCCGTAGAAAGGAAATGCTTTAATTCTTCTAATAATTTACCCATGTCAATGTTTTTTTACTTTTAATTTTTCTTATTAGTGTATTAGTAATTAGTATGTTTGAAATTACAAAACAAATTGAAAACCAAGAAGATAATATAAAAAAGAAATATGTAAGTACATTAGCCAACGTTATGTTATAACCATTTTTCCAACTACAATAACATAAATACACAAAACATAATAATGATATGATAGTGCCACTTAAATAAATCCACCATTCCATACAAATTAAATTAAACACAATAATACTTGAATAATATGAAGAAACTGGTCAATATATAAAGAAGTCCAATCTTTAATATTCCATTTCTTATAAATGCCCCTGCATTTCCAATAATCAATGACAAAATGTCCTACAAAAAGCATGGCAACTTTCCACCATGCAAATAATCCAAGAAACATTAACACTGCAGAAAGTCCAAATGCCCATATAGCACAATGTACAAATAGAATGTAATTATTCTTTGATTTATATTCAGCTAAAAACGAACCCTGCAACGGGTAATCTAATATGAGATTTGATACATATAAAATTAATAGGTTTTCCATATCACTTTCTTTCTTCGTTTAGTTTCTTTAAATCTTTATATAAATCAATCAATGTTTGTCCTTGTCCTACGTAGGATATATTTCCAGTAAGATTTAAGTCGTGCAATGCTTTCATCTGCCCTTCGGTTGGCTTCCATCCTACTCTTTGTTTGAGAGATTGCAACCAGCCTATTGTAAACCAAGCATCTTCATCAATAATCATTGGTTTTGGGTTCCATTCACCAATTTCTCCATCAACAACATTACCCATATAAAGGTCAAGTATTTTTGCTCCAAATGACAATATAAGCGTTAAATCATGTTCCGCTTGCTCCAATGTTAAAACTCTATCATATCTGATATTTATGCTTCCATCATCACGCAATGGATGCCTTGGATTTACGTATTCAATACAATATCTTGTTTCCATATCTTTATTATTTTAGCTTCTTTAAGTCGTTATAGAGCGATTCCAATACTATTTGTTTAGGGCAACCTTTTTTCCAACCAGTCACTTCACTTAATAGAACTTCCATCTGTTCATTACTTGGCTTCCAAGTGTTCTGAGGTTGTACTCTTTCTTTGAGGGATTTGAGCCAATCAATATCACGTTGATAATATTGTACATCACACCCAAGATGTTTTGCTTTGTCTATTCTAATAAGTTCTTCAAGGTGCTGAATTGTTTCGTTCAACATATGCTCATCCTCTTCACTCCAAACAGATTTATGCTCAATCTTATTCAACTTCTTATTCTCAGCATCCCACACATAACCTGCATCAGTCATTGCTTCCATCAGAGTATCACGCTGTTCTTTGGTAGCTGGGTAACAAGGAAACTCATGACTTCCTTCATCATAAAATACTTTATTTACACCACAATAACAATAGGAGTTCCACGTTACTATATTTTTATCCCCTTGATAAATACCTATATTACCACACTTATCGACAAGCACATCTCCATCCTTTGCATCTTGGATGGTCCAAAGATGCACATTATCCTTGCATGAAAATGGAATACCTTGTCCTGTGTCTAAGAGGTAGGCATCATCTGTAAGTGCGATAATCTTTCCTCGACAGTAAGTGCCCACTATAAAGTCGCCTTCGTGAAACTTTGGTTCGACCTTATCGGTAGGTTTTTGTTCACTTTTGCAAATTTTTTCAGAATTAGCAAGATTTTGCTCACCTTGCTTTTCAGCAATTTTATCAAATATTTCGTCAATATCAGTAAGCGAAAACATCTTTGTACTATCATCAGAGTAATTTGGTTCGTGTCTGTTGCCACTTGCTTGCTGATAGACTTCAAGACGCATATCTTTCCATACTTCAAGTGTAGTTTTACATTGTGGCTTTTCACTTTGCTTTTCAAGTACTTTAATTTTATTGTCATTACTAACCAAAGAGAATAGCCTTTCTACATCAAACTCATCATGCCCATCCCAATGTTTTGCCTTTTCAAGAATCTGGCAATCAAACCTATCCCAGTCCTTTGCTTCATAGTGATAGGTATATGTACCATCAGGAGTGTCAATTCCAACAATAAACCAACCTCCACCAAAGCAATCCAGTCCGTCTTCATGTTTCCATGATTTCCAAGCCTTATCCTTATAAGTCTTAACCAATACGGCAAACAATATCATTCTTTGCTTATAAAGGCCGTTGAATGTATGATACCCATCAGAGAACTCACCTATATCAGGTATGTTATAAGCCTTGCAAATGTCCTCATGGGTAAGTTTGCCTTTTTTGCCTTGCTTTTCAAGCCAATGTTTTCTTTCTACTCGCATACCTTCAGTATAGGCTTTTTCAGATGCTTCTTGAATTAAGACATTAGTATCTTTTTGTTTTTCAAGCCAAGCAACATATCTATCTGTATCTTCTTGTGAAGTGTATCTCAATTCTCCTTTGAGAGTACGAATGATTTCTTTTTTTATCCTCTCATCCTCGCTATATTTGAGTTTGAGTTCTGGGAAGATTCCCACAAGATTAAGCCCAAGAACCGAATCTGGAACTTTTTCATACCTTTCTCTTGCTCTTTCAAGAGCTTCATCGTAAGCCCTCGCTTTTTCTTCAACTGTCATGGTCATTCCTCCTCGTTATCTCATTTAAATAATCATTCATCATATTATTTACCAAATCTGCCAATTCTTCAATGGTGTTTGCTTCAATAGAATTATCCATTTCAAGAGATGTTTCAAATTGTTCAATTAGTTCTTTTAACTTATTATGTTCTTCATATGCCATAGTCATTCCTCCATCGCTTTTCTAAATTCTGTAATTACATTATCGAAATTAATGTGTACAATACCAGAATATAAGATACTTGTTTGTTTGGATAGATTGTCTTCTAACCACTTACAAGCCTTTTCAATAAGTTTCTCTCGTATAGCTTCACTGCCTGCAAAATAAGCATGGTCTTCTGCTGTCTTTATTATTTCAATAAATTCTGCTTCACAAGCATCCCAACCTGCTATATAAGCTCTCTCAATATTGCTACCTCCTTCAAGGTATCTTTCGGTATTGAAAACAGCTCTTAATCTATATTCTCTTGCTTTTTCTTCTTTCTTACTCATAGCTCATATTCTTTAAGTAATTGTTTTGTAAGTTCAATGTACCTTTCTTTCATCTTATCAATGTCATATTCCTTGCCTTGAAAAGAATATACCATATACTCAAAATCCCTATCAACCAAGTCCTGACCAAGATA